GCACTGTGTCCTGAATACATTAATTTTCATTGTCGTCTTTTTTATTTAAATGGTTGGATTATTAGAATACTGTTTGTTGCAATGCAACAGTTCGAAATAGCCTGTCATGGCTCCCCTTGGAAAAGCACAATGACATGGAAGACCATATATCTGACATGCGCAATGTTCGCACGGTGCTCCGGTCTGCTCATATTTCGTAACCGCATCCTTTCTTGTCATAAGCTCGTTATAATGTATCTCGCTACATTCCTTCCAGTCATCATCTTTCGGACGTACGGACATGGCCGGATCTATCTCCGCATAATAATAACGCATCTCTACTTTCTGCGGATTAGCGCGCGATACAAGTATACGTCCGAAATGACGGTAAAGCCTGTTCGGCAGCACCTTGCCTTCCGGCACGGAGCGCAACTGCGGTATGAACTGATCCTCCTTGTGGAAGAGCCGTATGAGTCTTATCACCCATAATAACATCTTTTTTCTCATGGTTCCTGTTTTTTTGTTTCCTTGCGGACATAACGATAAATAACATTCTGTGCGTTGAGGCTTATTTCATCACACATTTCTCCGAATAACGCGCTCATACGCTCATCACCGAAACTGTCTACATACCGGGTTATGTCCCGGCACTCTGCCGCAGCCTTCTTCGCCCTGACCACTACGGGAAGGGTTACGGAACGATCAAATCCTTTGAGATATTCCTCGAACTCCAGCGCCGCGCCATAAAGCATGTCAGCGAATACGAATACCTGATGCATCAACACCAGCGCCTTATCCCTCTCCTGTGGTGTAAATTTTGGTAGAAGAAATGACAACGGCACATGTTCACGAACATTCTGCAAGGCCGCAATTTTTCGTTGCAGCTCGGCCATTCTGGCGTAACGGCGTTCCTTTATCGCCATAGCAAGCTGCCTTTGTAGTTTTTCTAGTTCTTTTTCCATTTTATATCCATTTACGACGGCTGTTGCCGCCAAGGTGAACAATATTGAACATCTCCTTGACACGGTCCAACACATAATCTCCGTATAGGTTGCGAAACTGCGACAAATCCTCCATGTCGATGTTTGTCGTACCGAATGTAAGCATCTCATGCCGAAGTTCGTAACGCATCTGCAAGATGGTCTGTATGACATTGCACGACGTACCGAAATGCTTTGCATTTTCCTCCCGCCCAATCTCGTCAATTATCAGGTGTCCGGCCATGCCTTTTGTTGTCCATCTGTCAAGTGCCTCCGTACCTTGGGAGGAATAACGTAAGGCTATCTCCGTGGCCGAACGCATCTCAAAACAGATGTCGGAACGGCGACAACCGTATACCAGTCTGTTGATAAGTGCCATATAGACTTGCAGTCCTTTCAAGATGGTGGTCTTCCCGCTTCCCACCGGACCATAGAGCAATATTCCTTTCTTTCCGGACAGCACATCTGACTTATGCCATACCCATTGGTATATCTCGCTTAGCAATTGACAATTTGAATCGTCCACCATGAAATCAGGAGTAACAGTCCGCATGGAAAGTATCAGCCTGTGCTTCCAGAACTTCTCTATTTCCTCATCGGACAACATCATCCTTACGTTTCCCATCCGGAAGTTATACTTTCCCCTGTCCTCCCAGTTTGATGATGTGTGGGGGATCGATTTCATGACCGTAATTGTAGTCCTGTCCTTCGGTCCGGGCATTAGTTCTTTTATCTGTTTTGGTTCTTTCATCGGATTTACATTCAAGCTTTTTATTCAGCCAATTGGAGAAATGCCTATATTCGTCTCCCGGATTGACCATTGTACAATTCTCATTCTGAAGTTTCCGGAAAAATTCTTCCAGAAAGTCCGATAATGTTTCCTGATTGAAAGCCTTGTATCCCTCATGATGTTTGTTCATGATGAGGCCTTCCGCCCAGGAATCGTTCCGCTTCATCTCATCAAACAATTCCTGCAAGGGTTTCAAGGGGGAAGAACCAAAAACTTTTTCTTCTTCTTTTTGAAATAAAACATCATCATTATCATTCTCATAATCATTTATAGTTAGATTTGTTACGCTTTGATAGCCCTTGTTACTTTTGTTATCACTTGTTAGATTTGTTACTTTGTGATAACACTTGTTACTTTTGCTATCTTTTGTTACATCCTTATTATACCGACTGGCCATACCTCTCTTGCCAGCCTCACTTCTTTTTGCTATAATATCGTCGTATTTGTCTTTATTAGAGTCTATCTGTTTCTTTATAAAGGAGAATGCCATTTTAGCCAACGGTCTCAGCTCCGACAATGTCCCCGACTCGGCATATTCAATGACCGCATCGTACACTTCAAGTCTGACCTCCGGTGGATAATCCACTAACACCTCTTTCCATTCAGTATAAAAAACAAAAGACTTCCGTCTGCTTTCCTGTCCCATAATACGAGTATATTATTTAATCATTTATTAATAGTCAGCCTGAACAAGCCACGTTTTACAACCTTTCTTTGTATCAGTCCTTCCCTTATCATTACCGGAACAAGATTCCGCACATATTCGATAGAGATAAATTCCGTTCTGACAAAAAGATCCTGCAAGGTTCCCAAAAAGCCATCCGGCCCGCAATTTTCTATAGCGCGAAGAATACATACTTTTGAGAAGCCCAATTTAAGCAACAAGGCACGAGAAAGAATGACTGTATCAGGTGGTACGTAATCCTGAACTCTCTTATGTTCAACTAGCAGATCTGTTTCAACCGCCATACGCACACGATGGTAATCTCTCCATTGTCCGTTGCCACAGGTCAACTTTCCTGCCATACGGTCAATGTCAGTCACAGTGGTACACGCACCATTATAGGTTAATATTCGATCTCCGATTTTCAGTTTTTTAAATTGTAAGGCATTCATGATATTTTAATTCCTTTCTATATCTTGTTATTACATATTGCAATCTCCACACATATCCACAAGGGAATCAAATTCTTCTCGTGAGTATTCAAATCCATTGATTACGATTACCTCGTTACCATTTTTATTATTAGTTAATTGGCAGTTTCATAAAGCACATCCAATGAGTTTTAGATGCTTTTCCGGACTTATGCCCGAATAGCGGCCGCTCATTGATTATCTCCAATATTCGTCTTACAGGAATACGAGTTTCGTTCCATTTGAAAATCAGCACTCCGTTCGGTTCAAGCACTCGCATACATTCGCTGAATCCTTTCTTTATATCTTCCTGCCACTTAAACCGTCGAAGCGTTCCATACTTTTGAGCCATATATGCACCCTCGTTCGCATTATCAAGGTGTGGAGGATCAAAGACTACAAGTTTAAAAGAACTGTCCGGATACGGCATTGCTGTAAAGTCGGCAACCACATCAGGATGGACTTCCAGCTTACGACCATCGCATAAAACATATTCGACATCACGAATATCTTGGAAGAGAACGTTTGGATTCTTCTTATCAAACCAAAACATCCGGCTTCCACAGCAAGCGTCAAGTATTATTTTTTTGCTCATTTCTAATTTGTTTTGAATTAAAGTACAAAGCATTTCACCTTGTAAAACAATCTACCTGGTGAACTCATGGCATAAACGTCTCCGTTGGCAAATTCAATTTTATTGCCTGTGCAGTTGATTATTCTATTATCTTCACTCTCCAATTTAAGAACCTCTTCTTTTGTCATATTTCATCCTCCTCTATTTCAAGTAAGACATTAAGTTCCACACTATCCGTAAATCCATCATCAGGATATACAGTTTCTTTTTCTACATATTCAATCCCGTGAACACGTATAAATTTAGCGTTCTCTTCATCCCAGTTTGATTCTGTTCTATCTGTGAGCATAAATACATTAGCTGATTTAGGCATTTTTTTAAGCTTTTCTATAAGCTCTCCAACAGTTAATGTTTTCATAATTTTATTCCTTTTTATATCGTTTTAAATCATAACATTTCTTCTTCATTACACCATTTGCTGTTGAAGAGTTCCTCCATCGGAGAAAGCAGATTATACACTTTCTCAAAATCATCCTTAGATGCTTTTGCTATTGTCATTCCATGTGTTGCCATTTCTATTAAGTTTAAGAGTTATTATTGGGGAGAGGGGCAAACAGGTTGTTCCCCACCATATATCCATTTTCTATCAGTTCCTTCATCCATTTCTCCTCTATGGCAGGAAGGAGCTTGGCTCTCCGGTATACTGTCCTATCTTTAACATTCACCTCATTGCCTTTTTTACGAAGCAAATAGTGAAGCTTGTATAATCTGTTTCTTGTTGCCATAAACCATATTATTAGAGTTTCTATATGATCTTTTTGTAGAACTTACATATCTGTCCGTACTTGTTACAGGCGCATTCGCGATGCCCCTTCGCACTACAGAAACATGAATTGCCCCGATGGTCCGAACTATTGGCGCAATTACGGCAGTACACACGTTTCGGCTCCACTCTTTTTAACGTCATAGTCACAGGGTTGAACAGGTTCGATAATAACGGCTATACCACAGCTTGAAGCCACATCAAGCTCAAGCTTGCATCCTTTAGACAGTTCCCATCCGGGAAGCATGAAAATAGCGTCACATTTCAGCAACATCGCGATATCGGCTCTCATATGCTCTCTCCAATGCGCATTATCAGGAACACCGTTATCGAAAGGATTCACAGGATCATAACCTTGTGATTCAAGTCTTTCTTTCGCCATGAGAAAAGCATGCTTCCGCTCATGAAGATCATAATGCGCTATCGGTCCACTTATATAGATTTTTACTTTACCCATTAATACTTCGTTTTAATTTTAACTTTAACGGAAAGATACAATATTGAAAGCCGTAACCTCATTATACCATTTCTGTCCATCCTTTACAAAATGCGCCTCTATGCGAAGAGACATTCTTACAGTATCCCCCATATTAAGGAGCTCTCCTACGTGTTCCCCATAGTTAAATACTGAAACCACTAGAGAAGTAGGACGCATACCCGACTGCTCTATAAGATATGTGTATTTCTCCCATGCCTTTCCGGTCTTCGCGCTGACCCCTTCTATTTTTGAAAGAACCTGCATGACCTTTCCTGTTGCTTCTACAATCATGATTTATGGTTTTAATGTTTTACTTATTCTTTTTTGATATTGCTTACGTATTTTCTGCTTTTCCCCCTCCTCGCGTTCAAGATGTATCTGACGAAGCCGTTCCAGTACCCGTCCATCAACTTGCGATATATATTCGGTAACCAGATCAACAAACTGTTCGTAGGAACGGCATAATTCGTAGCGTCCTCCAGATACCTGCACGCATGTCTGATATACTTTCTGTTCTTCCCTTTGTGAAGAACCTGCCTTCATCTCAATGTTGAGGCTTGACCATTTTCCGGCAGGCAGCTGCAATATAAGGTCAGACACTCCGGCATTAGCACCTTCCGCCTTAAGACGCGCTGCCTCAGCCTTCTTTCTATATCCTCCGTTGGGAACGGAAAAGAACAAAGGTTTCAGATGTGGAAATCGGTAATGAAACCAGATCACACACCGGGTCTGTAAATCATGTTCAGGTGATTTGCTCATAACGGAACTATTTATGAATTGGTACGCATGGCTTTCAAGCGGCGGTAAATAGTACGCTCGCTATATCCCATCTTCTGTGACAATTGCTTCACCGTCATATCCTGTGCCATGGAACGGATATAATGTATTTCTTCAAGATGAAACGAGTACGCATCAAGCATAAGTTCACGCGCCTTTTTATAGATTGAGTTGAGGCTGTGGCGCGTAAGAATATCCTGTATACAGGCAGCCTTTGTGTTGGAATACATGGCACACAGTATATCTATCTCCTGTTTGGTCCAATACGTTCTTTTTATACTCATAAGTTCAAGGTTTTAAAGTGTATTCTTAATATTTGAATGCGTGGCGTAACACATCCTCCGCATTGCATTTCCATTCCGAGTTCTGCCTGTCCCCGGGCTTTGCCATCCGTATTTTCCTCTCGGCCACGAGCCTTTCAAGAACATACCGACCTCCGACCCATCTGGATGCCTCTCTCTTTGTAAATGTTATGCCCTTCTTCCTGGCAACAAGAAAAAGGTTCCCTAATTCTTCCTCTGCCTTTGATGTTTGAAAATCACGTCTCATAATTTACTTGTTAAGGTTATCATAAAATGCCCTGTTCGCCTCATATTCAGCAGCAATCTCCGATCTTGACACGTTTCCCAGCTTCTGTACAATCACATCATAAGTTTCCTGAGGCATGTTATACAATATCTCCTCAATGTAATCCTGATGCCCTACCAATCCCAGAACATACAGGAATGAGATCATACCCGCTATAAAAACTATACACTGCTTGGATAATCTGTTCATATTCATTCCTCCTGTTGTCTTTTTAGTTATCATGGTTAACCTGCATACTTGCATGGAATAAATATTTTCTGCCCACCATAATTCTTTATCGCCTCTTTACGTATCGTCTCATGAAAGTCATTGTCCCCACATTCAAAAGCCAATGCTTTTCTCACAGTTTCACTACTGACACCGAAATAAGAAGCCAGTTTAGCCTTCTTCCCATAGGGAAGCCAAATTCTACATTTCATGTTTGCTGTTTCCATATCGTTTATCTATATTTGAAAATTAATCATCGCTCATGTGATTATGATTTATAATCACAATGCAAATAAAAAGAATATATTCCTTAATTAAAAGCAAATAAAGGAATATATTCTACCAATTTTAAATTATTAACATTAAAGAAATATAGCTATGACAGTAAAAGAGAGAATTCAAGAATACCTAAATTACAAAGGGGTTTCTCCTACATCAGCAGAGAGAGAACTTGGTTGGGGAAATGGTGCCTTCACGAAAGCAAAGAGTATTACCGTAGATAGAGCAAAGGAACTTCTTCTCTATTATCCGGACTTGTCCGCAGAATGGTTACTTCGTGGCACAGGAAATATGATTTTGAATGAATCCAGTAATTCAACTCAAGCAAATGATTTTGATGAAACATGGTATAAAAAAATTGTGAACGACCAACATGATTTAATCCAAATGCAGAAAGAAAGAATTAAATTTCTAGAAAAAATGGTCCAAAAAGCAGATGAAGGAGTAAAAACTGCTTGATATGAAAAAACATTTATTAGAAACCCTACGATGGATATTAGTACTGCCTTTATCAGGGGTTGTACTTTTGGGAGCTTATCAATTAGTATTAATGACCCATTGGGTATTTTTCTTTATAAACAATGCCTTTTTTAACTGGATAGTAGAACTTTTTGCAGGTTCTATTGGCTCTGTTGCATTTATCTATACAGGTACATTAATAGCTCCACGTTTTCGCAAAATAGTTTGTTTTATTTTACTTATTTTGTATCTTATTTATTGTGTAAACACCATCGTAAAGATTCATGCAACCTACGAGGGATGGGAATTTATGGAATGGCTTAGTTACAGTCTTACAAATATAGTTGCTGCCATAGCGGGTTATATGATATGTAAGGATCAAATTAATAATGTTCTTTAGCGATAACACATACAATAATTATTAGACAAAAAGAAGTATGGAAGATTACAAATTTGAAGAAGTTGAAAAAGAAGAGGAAAAACAACTCCGCATCAGGTTGCAAGAAGCTGCCTTTAACTTGATATATAATGATGGAATCAGAAACCTTGAGGAATGGACAGACGAACTCATCAATCAATATCCTGATTTAGTATCATCAGTATATGGTGATGATTACCCTACAACTGTATCCATACTGAAAGACATGTGGAATTGTGGCGATTATACAGAACCGATAACAGGCTATTGTTTTAGTTTTTTGGAATGGGCAGAGTATTTTTCAAATGGTGGAAAAATATTTCTCGAACTGCAAGAAGCATTAAGAAATAAAGGGGATTTCTACAAAAATATTATTGACAACCAACATGACACCATCGTATTATTAGAAGAGAAAGTTAAATTCCTTGAAAAGCAAATTGAAGAAAAGAAAAATGTCAATTACGGTTAAACAATAACGAATCTGACATTGTTTCTTCTATAAAATACCAATAGATTCTAATACTTTTTTTATTATGGAAGAAACTATAAAAAATGTCATTTTAGACCTGCAATACAAGGTTGATGTGCTCAAACGGGAAAAACAATATCTACTAGATATGTGTCGCAACTGCGAAACATGTGCACAGCGATTTTGCTGCCAATACTGCAAGAATAAAACAGCAAAGGTCATTGCCATCAGAATAAGAAGAAAATAAGGATAGAGAGATTATTATAGACGCTATTTTTAAGTTGTTATTCTAATTATTTGAAACGGTTGCTATCAGTGATGACAGCAACCGTTTATTTTATATCCCTTAATTACCTTTGTGTACAAAGTAGTGGGACGGCATCCTCTAAGGGATGTTCTCAGTTTCAAAGCTTTCCGGATCTACAGTATATTGTATTACTTTCCGTACTGCCGCATCAGCCTGTTTCTGCATCACTCGCACATAATTGTAAATAGGTCTGTTCTTTTTCACAGACTGTCCTATACAATACTCCACCACCTCTGTCCTTATTCCTATCATAAAAGCGAACTGTGCAAATGTTTTTCTGCCGGCATAGTAAGAGAATGAAGTTTGAATGCCTATATGTTGCGCCAAGGCTGCGAAACATTTGTTGACATAACGTTGCAGATTCTTGTACCCGTTACAAAACGATAAGTTCAACCTGTTTCCCAAAATGTATTTATTGATGATTGTTTTCGCCTCATCGGGTATGGTCAAAGATGTAGTTCTTTCTCCCGTCTTGTGTTCTGCACTCTTTTTTCGTACGTATGTCATTGTCTTGCTTGACAAATCCGTTTCAACAAGGTCTGCAAGGTTGATCCCACCCAAGTAGAACGACAGGAGGAATAGGTCACGCGCCAGCATGAGTTTGCTGTCAGATGTTACCATGTCCCGAATACGCTGGAACTGCGTGACGGTTATGTCCATCAGCTTGGGTTCAGATTGCGGCATGGTAAATCCCTTGAACGGGTGTTCGTCATACTTCACCAACCCTTCGTCTATAGCTTCATTGATAGCAGCCTTGAAATGGGTCATGCGCATCTGTATATTCCCCTTCGCATATCCTCTGCGCTGCATCCCCTTGAAGAGCGTTTCCCGGATATCACGTTTTGTCAGGTAATCTATAGGTATATCACCAATGAGAGACACGATAACCTTGCAGGTATAGCGGTTCATTTCCGCGTATGAGATTCTCTTTTCTTTTTCAAGACGCTCTATTCTTCTTTCAAAGAGCTGCCGCACCGTTATCACCTCAGCTTCCTCCCCATCCTTCATCAACACTTCTTTCAACTGTGCACAGTTAGAAAACCTATTCAGATTGAGACCTTCCATCCGTTCCCGGTATATACCCAGCACATACTGTATTCTTTTGTTCATGATTGCCGCATCCTTGCGGTAACACACCTTTCCGTTTTCAAACTGGTATTCATCATCAACCTCGAATTCGGTAGAGATATACCGAACTTCCTTCTTAAAAGTTAAAGATACATAAATTCCAAGTTTACCCGACAATTTACGTCTGTTCGGGAGGATTTTTAAGTTTAAGGTAGCCATAATTTGATACTTTTAAAATTCCAGCGACAAACCCTAGCGACAAACCTTATAGCTCACCAGTGGGTTTTCTGTCACTTTTTTTTAAAAGCGTATATGAAAGACATCTTGCTTATAAAAAGCAAAAACACAACTGAAAATCAACAATTTATATTGTGTTATCAGTTGTGTTTTGTAAGTGATTCCGTTGCGATTCGAACGCAAGACCCACGCCTTAGAAGGGCTACAAGTACAATCACTTTTTATAACTGATTTACAAGCAATTATCACGCATGTCAAAAAAAACGCCGACAAACCCTTTGACAAACCCTAGATTGTCATTGGCTATCGCATTGCGATTAATATTTTAATTCACGACAAAATTAAAGAGGAAAAAGACAATATGAACGCCTTCCCCCTCTTTAATTACAGTTATTTAACCAAACAAGAAATATCCTCGTTATTTTTCAACTTATCAAGATATAACAGGACTCATTTTCATATCAACATTAATGCTTCCTGTAATCCTGCTTCAAGTGCTTCTTCGTAGGTATTATAATGGATAATAGGTCTGTTAGACAATCCTACTAAGTCGTGATTCGGAATTGTTAGTATATCATATATCCAATAATTTCCATACATATAGGATATTTCAATATGGAGGCATTTAGTGTCACGCAGCCACTTTTGTGCAATGGACTGAGCGGGACGACTATAACACAATTTTGGCAAATTCTTATTCGTTCGGAACACAGATTGCATTATCCGATTATTGTCCTCTTTAATAATATCTTTACAATACTCATTAAATCCTTTCTCTTTCAACAGTTTAGCTGTTCCTAATGTTACAAGTTCTTCGGTCATAACTATTTCTTATTTAATTCATTCAACACTTTCTGTACTAATTCATAACGTGGTAATTGCCAATCCTTCGCAATATCATCTATTTTATCGTCATAATGATTGTCGTAAACATACTGATTAAGGTTATCTATAAATCCATCATCGTCAAGTCCTTCATCGCAATCATCAAACATATCAAGTTCACAGGCTAACTTGGAACATTCACAGTGGGATACCCAGTCATCAACACGACCGTCATAAACATTGGTCTGTCTGTTGTATTTTTCTCCAACGGAAATTACTCCACCGCAAAAATTGCACCTGTGCTCTTTACGAGCGACAGGAGTTTTATTTCATAGTTATTCTCCTTTCTTCTTTTCACATTCTTCACACTCTTCACAATGCAACTTATAAGCATGGGCAAACATTCGTAGAGTAACAGGCTCAAAGTTAAAATCCGCCTGTTTCCCTTCTATAACAACAGAAACACACAATTGTCCATCGCAAAAGTCAATATACGCTTCACCACCTCCATTTCCTTTAATGGAAAGTGTTTGTGTCTGTACGCTATTCATTATTCACCTCCTTTAATCTTTTAATTAGTGCATCAGCGCAATTAACCGCATATTTAGCGATTGCATCAGAATTACCCCCACAGTCATCTGCTACAACAGCCTTAATAATATCTTTCGCTAATTCGTACCTACGTTGTTCCCAATCAATTACTAAATTCCCAACATTCAAAAAATCAAGTTCGCATTCTCTGAAAACCATATTATCGCACACATATAGGTTATCTCCGCTATGTTGCGCGTTGATATTTACTTTGGGAATTACATCTACCAAAACTCCTGTTGATTTTATTCTTGCTTTCATTATTCCTCCTTTGTTTTAAAGTGTTCAAGTACATCCTTGTTGGCTTCTAGTATATCATCGAAAGACGGGATAGGTAACCAATGGGTAATGCCTAATCTTTCTTTATTAACATTTGCTCCAGTTTCCCATTCACCCAAAGATGAAAGCTGGCAAATAAGGAAGCCATAAGCCCCTCTTGTCAGAACCACTGTGTTATTTTCCGGCAACCGTTCCTTAACACTTATCCAAGGAGATTGCTTTGACTGCCATTCGGCACCTTGAACGAAATTCATCTCTCCAAACTTTGCCAAATCTTTACCAAACAAAGTTCTGTCAACTGTCCTGTGATTAAACAGGATATTTTCTCTTGCCGCTTCTTCTGCTGTCTGTTTCATATCTGTTCCGTTTTACGCTAATTGTTTATCGAAAATCTTAATACATTCAAATAAATATTTTGCCACTGTTGGATTTACCGCATTGCCGATACTTCCAACTCTGTGTGACCAATCGGGAAACCCATCATCATTTCTAATAGTGCTATGCGCTGGGATTTCAAGAATCCTTTTTGCGCAAGTATATCCGACACTCGTATCTGATGTCCACTGTTTAAATATCGAGTTAATGCTTCCACATTTGCAAACGTCGCCTTGTAATCCGATTTTGTTGGAGTAGGCAATAAGATAAAGTCTTTCCCTTTTGTGTGGGTATCCAAAAGCGTAGTTTGATATACATTGCCATTCCGCATTATACCTGATTTTGGAAAGGTCGCATAGGACTTGTTCGAGACCGGAAATAGTGAGAGCTGGCGAATTTTCAATGATGACGTATTTAGGTCTAACTTCCCATATAATTCGGTACATCTCACTCCACAACCCGGAGCGCTTTCCCTTAATACCTTCACGTTTTCCGGCAACACTGATGTCTTGGCACGGAAATCCTCCACTAATGATGTCCACATATCGGAGTCCGGTTGTTTTTGTAATATCTGTGAATCTTTCTGCATGAGGAAATTTGTTTTTTAATATTTCACCTTGAAATTTTTCTATCTCACAATTCCACAAAGTGTCAATTCCTGTCATTTCGGCACCTAATTCAAAACCGCCAATACCACTAAATAGGGAGCCGTGAGTCAATTTACTTTGCTTCATTTCTATATCGATTTGAATTATTTTTTCCGTTGAATTTTCTTTGCCATCTGTCGCAACTGTCTGGCCTTATCTAGCGAACGTATGCCTCTACAATTGTCTTCAATTATTAATGCCGCTTCTTTTAATAGTCTGAGCAATCGTACTGTATCTGTCTTACATATTTCCATTATTCGCTTGCTATAATGATTACTACCTTGTTCTTTACATCAAACCTGTAAACGGGTAGTGGTACGGATGTTCGGACATATTCCTTGTTTTCAGATTTCATATAATATCGGGAAAATTCCACAGAAGCCTCTTCTCTGTTCACCGCTATTATCGAGATATAGTTATCTTCGTCTATTTTAAAGCGATAATAATCCATGCCTGCTTGTTTTATAATATCATTGGCCTCCCTGTACCTAGATATGCTCAACCGGCTGAATGGGAGCGAATGAAGTGATATCATCTGATCAATAGCTAACTTTGTACTGTCATACAGGTTTATCCCGTCTTCAGGTATTGTATAAATCTGCAAATTCAAGCTGTCGGCCTGTTTATCCGCACCTATAAGAAGATTATTAATCCAACGACTGATATTGACGCCTTTTGCTTTCTGACTCTCTATCATCTGCGCCACATCCGGAGTCGGTCTAAAATTGATTATTTCTGCCATATATTAAATGTATTACGATTATTACATAACACAAATTAATATGACAACTGTAATACAATGGTTATCCAATTTCCAAAATATACACCAATATTGTCAGTCTTCATGCCCTTCCTCTCCTTCTTCATCGGCAGTCGGATCAGGCAAGTTTCTGTACCTTGCATTGAGCTGGGCTATCTTCTGCTCCGCTGAAAGATCTCGTTTTGCGTTTTCTTTAAAGTCTACGGACGAAAGAGACGGCATGGCATATTTGATAATTCGGGAAACAGCAAGCACTTTATCACTAGGATCATCAATAGCCTCTATTATCTCTCCCATACTCTCAATAAACGGAGCCAGTTGCTCCATAAGCTTGTTTCGATAATGACGGACAGTCCTATATCCTTTTTTAACTCCCCCCACCTTTGGATGTCCTATTGTAAATTTACCATTTTCATCATGAAGAGGCTTTGTGTTTTCCTTAGTGCAAAGATGCAATAATTCCGGACGGGCAAACATGGTAATCCCATTGTCAAGTTCCACGCATATATTATCGTCCGACTCAACTTTGACAACCGTGCCTTTCCATGAGGTTCCATCAAGAGCCACCTTGTCCCCTTCCTTATACAATATACTTCCGTCTTGCATTATATCAACATGATACAAATGTAACTGATTACTTTTGATATTAAATAATAAAGTGCAATTTACGATTTATGGGACTTTTATCCAGTGTTCTAGGCGGCAATAAAGCCTATAAGGAATCAATCAAAGATCTTCAAAAGGCGAAGGATCTTGAAATGAACTATTATCAGGAACAGGCTTACGCTGATCCTCTTCAGGACAGTGCGAATCAGGCGGCTCTGCGTCAAGCCAGAGAACTGCTGATGGCAAACAACAAACGGACAGCAGGAAGCGCCGCTGTAACAGGTGCTACAGATGAGAGCGTTGCCTTGCAGAAGCAGGGAGCCAACCAGTCACTTGAAAATATTACGGCCGGAATAGCCTCAACCGCCACTGCCAAAAAAGATCAGGCCATGAAAAATTATCTGGATGCAAACCGATCATATACGGAGGCTATCAATAATGTGAAACAACAACAGGCCCAACAGGAATCATCGGCATTAGGAGGTCTTCTCAATACAGGTATAACGGCTGCGGCCACTGTTTTCGGTGGCCCCATAGGCGGTGCTGTAGCCAGTCAAATCACTAAAAAGGAATAGCAGGTATGGCAGTTACGGACAGATATACCAATTATCAAAAAAGAAAAGAAGCTGCCGGCATTGTCAATCCGGAGGAAGAGCGGCAGATCCATGATGAGTCTGTGGCGAGACAAGCTGAGGAAAACGCACGGGAACAGTTGCCGTTACGTCCCACGGTGGCTGTTCAAAAACCTGCGACGAGTGTGTCTACAGTCAATACCGTTCAAGAACGGGAAAATGCGGACAAGCTTCCCGTCCAGCTTCCTGGTACAGAAAAGCCGTGGCAGGAAATGAGCGCACAAGAAGCCTATGCGGCTCATCCCCAGCTGTCACCGGCCGCATACCTGTCAGGAGTGGCTTCTTATCGCAAGAAAAAAGGACAAGAGGGATTATCTTACACCGAACTTGCGGAAGCCCTGAGAGGACGGGACCCGTTACAAAGCGAGGAGGACAGAATTAATGCCGAAAGACGTTTACGTGCCGCCGAGAGTATCAATGCTGTAGGAAGTGTTCTGGCCAATCTGGTGAATGTGGTAAGAACACGAAGAGGCAATCCGTCAATGAATCTTTCAGGAGCCGGACGTGAAGGCCAAGCACGTATTGACAGAATACGCCAATACAGGGACAATCTGTCACGTCAGAATTATCAGGACTATATCGGAGCGATCGCACGTGACAGGGCCGAGCAGGCGAGAATAGAATTGAATCAGGCAAAACAAAAACAATTTTATGACAAGCTTGACCACGATGCCGCGCAGAAAGAACTGGAACGCCAATTCAAAATAGACTATTCTCTTCTTTCACAGGGACAAAAAGAAAAGCTGGAATCCATAAAAGATAAACACAGACGCGGGCAAATTTCTCTATCCAAAGCGTTAGAACTAAAAAATAGAATTACAACTGAATCAAGAAAAGAACAATTCATAGATGTTCCGTCAAGAGATGGCAGGACATCAAAGCGATATAGTCAGAAAGAAAATGGCAACAATTGGATTACTACTGCCTATAAAGACGTTCTAGAAATGACAGGAGGAGATAACAGCCCCTATAAAGTAAAAAAAGAATCCGGATTTTATGGTAGTGGAAGCACTACCCCTACAAATCAAGAGATGTACGAATCTATTTCCAAGTATGCAGCCGAGAACAAAAGAAAATCGCTTTTACCTAACGGAGAGAAAAGAACAGGAAAACTTTTACCGCAATAATAAAAAAAATTAATATATGCCAAAGCCCAAAAGAGAAATTCTATACGATAATCTCATTCAGTCAGGAAGAGTCTCAGAATATGAGATAGGTACATTAGACCAGTTCAGAAATGCTATAAAAGACAAAAGGACTGCCGATGAATTTTATAATAATCTGATAGATTTTGGCTTGTCAGAAGATGAGATAGGTACTGCTGATGATTTTTACAAAAGTATAGCAAGTGATTTTGAGGTTAATCCGCAGCAGGAACCTCAAGCATCTGTATCACGAAAACCATTCCTGAATACCGGTTTGCCGTCTGACGAAGTCCTGAGCTCATTTAAAGCAGGTACACAACAAACATCCTACTCACCGGTTACTTCTGAAAGCACACAACTTACGGAGCAACAAGTGTCAACCCCTCAGAAATCTATCGAAGAAGAAACCATTCATACAATGGAGCCTCAGTCGAAACAGTCAAGACAATCCGTGTTACAAATGGGGCTTCCGGAAGATGAGGCCATGAAATTATTTAAGGCAGATACACAAATATTAGCCTACGCGCCCAAAGAAGAGGTGGAAAACATCTGGAATGATGAACTAAAAGAAATTGTAGATAATTTGATATCCTCCACCCGTGAGCAAGGAAGGAAAGAATTAGAAGAATACAATAGGAAGGTCTATGGCGACAAAAGCTGGTTTAATTTTAGCGGCTCCGCCGGGCAAGGGAGGCAGCAGAATGACATCTACGCAAAGGCAACAGACATGCGACATGTAATAGACGGTGTTTCCCAATACCTTGACAGCAAAAAAGGAGTAGAAGCAGGACAAGGAACAGCTCAAAGCATACATGAAGGGAATGATATTCGCAACAAGCTTATGCAAAAGGTATATGATTACCTTGTGCAAAAAAATACGCCTAAAGGAACGGCAGAATACATACTAAGAAGTGCTTTTGAAAATTCGACTTTGGGAAATATACTAGGTCTTTCAAACGGGAAAAGTGCTGTACAACGTCAGATTGAGATGCAAGGGACACAGAACTATGATGCAACCGGACTAGAAAAATTTGCCGGGACTGCTGCCGGAATTGCTATGGACCTGCCTGTCATGTCTGTAACCGGAGGTATAGGAGGCACGGTCGGAAAGGCCGTTTCACGTCCTATCATTAACAATCTTGCAAAACGATACATGCTATCTGGGATCAGTGAAGAAGCGGCCAAAGGAATCGCTTCGCGCGTCATCCAACAAAGTGGACTACGGTGGGGAATACGCACAGCATCCGAAGCAGCGAATTTTGCCGCATTGGAAGGGGCCGGGAGTGCAGCTTCCCAGTTATATGCTACAGACAACATCGACGCATGGAAAGTAATTGAAGCGTCCGGTAAAGGAGCGGCCACTGGCGCGGTTATGGGGCTGTTCGGGATTGTTCCAGAAAAGACACAATCGTTAATCAGCAAAGGCCTTGGGAAAAAGACAGGCAAGGCATTCGGCTATGGAACCTCATTGGGAGGACGTACAGCCATTCTCGCCGGAAGTTCCGTCATGGGTCAGTACATGGAGAATCCGGATTTCAATATCAATGATGTAGACTGGACAGACGAATTAGTTCACGCGGGTCTTATGAATATCGGATTTGACATATTGGGAGTCGTTAAAGGCTACTCGGCCAAGAGGCGTATGAAAGGCATTGACTTGTCAGATATAAACCTGTCAAAGGAAAATATACACCAACTTAACCAAGCAGGTATAAAAGGAAATAACGCAAAGGAAATAACAGAATCTATACTACAGCTCCGGGATGCTAACGAACTCCGTAAATCTCCAGAGCAGACGGAAGGGCTTGCTGACAACACATGGGCGGAAGTTTCACAGGAGATGGCATTCAAGAAAGAACAGTCCGCCATTGGCCAGCTTCTCGCAGATCCTAACATTGATTTGGCTACCAAAGCGAAAGTCGGATATATCATTACTGGGAACTATTTCAAGCTCTCTCCTTCAACCAATGTCAGTGACGTAGAAGAAACCCAAGACGGACAATTTAAGGTTGACATATTCAATGCTTCAGGACAGACCAATGAATCAAGATACTTTAACTCGCGCGGAAAGGCTGAGAATTACAGATACGACACGATGAATCAGGTGAAACCCAATCAAGTCAGTGCGCTTGAAGAAATGATGGAAAATGCCAGCAAAATGTCATCCGCAATCCGCATGTTCGACATGTTCGCACAACAATTCGGCATCTCACGCGAGCAGGTTGGAGAAATATACGCACGAGGAAAAAACGGCTATCAGTTTAAACAAACAGGTGAAGAACAGGCGAAACGTTTGTATAGGATGCTTGACAATACCCTGAAAGATATTACATCCACCGAAGACTATCACTATAGTACATCCAAACTAAGAGGAAGAATGGACGAAGGATATGGCAAGGAATCAGGATGGATGGACAAAGTTTTGAAGAAAAAATACAATTCACTGACAGAAGAAGAACGCCGCGCATACGATGAATATGTAGAAAATATGCAGAATATCCTACAAGGCGAAAAAAAGGAACAGGCATTAGATGAAGGTACAGGCAATTATCAAGAAACAGTACCTGTAGAGCAAGACGTTCTTCCAGTTGCCGGAACAAACGAGATGCAAGAAATTCCAACAAATGTACCGACCGGTTACAGTCGCGGTGAAGCCATTTTCAAGAAGCATAATCCACAGGAAATGCGTGGCGTAATTGTACGTGAACGTATTTCAAAGGAACGGCTTATGCAGACAGGCATGACGGAACAGGATATTGAATCGTTAATCATGGCTTCGGAAAAGCAACGTTCGCAAGCGTTGAGTCAGATGGATATCAACATCCGACGACTGGCAGAAGACTATTTGGAACAACGCGATGCTGCTGACGGACTAAACGATGCACTGGACGAAGCTCATGTACCCGAAGTACAGGCGGCGCAGCAGAAAGTACAATCTATGTCCCCCAATGGCAATGTAGTCGTTGTGGAACTTGGAAAATACGGTGACAAAAATCACGAAGTAGGGATTATTGTAAACGGTATGGATGCGGAAGGGAATTATACTTCTCCTGAAAGACAAGTCATTGTTATACCACTGGAAACTGTCAATGGAAAACCTGACTTTAACAGCTTTGATGAAAACAACGCTATCTCAATGATCCCCTCCAATGTCTATTCCCCGTCATTCCTTGAACAGAACGTAGTACTCAATGACATGCTGACAGACTACCAAAATGACGCCATGATTCTTGACGCTCCCGAAATTGTTCCCGGACAAACTTATACGCTTGCAACGGGTAGTGGAGAGACGTTCAATGTGGCTGTATTGGGCAAACATCCCAGTGGAAAATGGACTGTGCAGGAAGAAGGACAGTCAGCACCAGAACTGATTTCCCATGAAGATCTGTCAGAAATGATCGGTAATGCAGAAGCGATTCCCTACATGCTTGAATACGCGGAAGCTGATAAAAGATTCTCTTTGGAACAGGAGCAGACCACCAAAGAAATTGAACGTCAACAAAAGAAAGCCGAGAAAGAAGCACAACGTATTGTCAAAGAACAGGAGCGCATTGCCGCCAAGCAGACGGCGGAAGAAGAGCAAAAGCGCATAGCCGAAGAAATAAAAAAACCAATCAACCGTCTTGCTAGATATCCTGAAGGGCATAAACGCGCCGGTATGCCTGATTATGAGAACAGCGATCCGGACGATGTACGTGCCTATTTAGTGGATCTGTTAGGTATAAACGATGCGGTTAAAAGCATACGAAATCAGATTGAAGCATTACGAGAAGAAGAAAAGAAACAGACTGAGAAATTACAGAATGACCAAACAGAAGTAGCGAACAGTGTACTGGGACCCGATGAAATGATTGCCGCCCGTGAATTTTTAGAAGAAGAAAAAGAAGTATTAAACTCCACACGGAAAAGCCTTTCTTTCTGGAATAATTTGCTCGAAATTACGGGTGGCAAATCATCCGAACAAGTTCAAAGTATAGTAAACAAGGCAGAAGCTGCACAGAAATCGCAACACTCAAAGCAGAATGTATATAAGCCCAGTAAAGAATATACCGACGCACAAAAACTAATGAAGGACAGCAAGAACGCATTGGACATCTTGTCAGACCTCAATCCACATACCTCCGAAGAGCTGGCTGCCATTATTCTTTCCGCTGGTGACATCAGACTCACCCCTGAAAGTCTGAAGAAAGAAAGCGGCTATAGTAATTCAGATCTCTCTGGATTTATTGGTCTGATATCCAAAGATGGCATGTCTGTACGTGAAGCTGGCGACAGACTGATGCAGATAGACCGTGAAGGAGAATTGAACATACTTGACCAATACGACCCCAATGCCGGTCTGAACGCCATTATCGGTGCATTATCCGAATCACGCACCATGGGAAATCTGAATCGTATGGTTGAACGTAACCGAATAGCACAAGCTAAACAATTATACAAAGAGGAAGAAGCAGCCATAATGCAAGAAATGGATAATGCCTCATGGGAAGAATACGGCATGAGCTATGAGGATTTGCAAAAATTACAAGATGCTATTACAGCATCTATGGAACAAATGCCACATTTGGTGGAAGAATTTAAAAAATCGGATGAATACATCGAATTTATCAATACATTTGTAGAAACCAAAGGAACCATAGACAATGGAAAAGAAAGAAATGACCGAACTAGCTTATCAGAGAGTACAGATGAAATTACGGATGATGAGTCACAAAGAGATAATCGCCCTTCTCCCAGAAGCGAAGAAGGCTATGACCGAGATAGAGAAAAAGTTTCTGAAACGCAATCTGGCGAACGGAGCAGACGGACAAAGGGAAGCATTGAGGGTAATCAGCAGTTATCTGATGAAACAGGAAATGGAGAAACTGAAAGCGGAGCAGGAGAAATAAAACCCGAAGGCAAGAAGAATGACACGGCTGCTCTTCAAAGCGAACTTTCCATTCACAAAGCTAATATTTTATCTGGCACTAAACAAAATACAACACAAGACCATATTGCGGAAGCGCGCGAAATGGTCGACACCTCCCCTACAGAAGCACAGAAGGAGGCCGGCAACTACAAGAAAGGTCATGTCAAGATTGACGGGTACGATGTAACCATTGAGAATCCCAAAGGCTCTGTCCGTAGCGGAAGGGATGCCAACGGACAGGAATGGAGCATTACCATGAACAACGACTACGGCTATATCCGTGGCACGAAAGCCGTGGACGGTGACCATATAGATATATTCCTGTCTGACAATCCATCCGAAGGAAATGTGTTTGTCGTAGACCAACTCAATGAAAAAGGTGAATTTGACGAAAGTAAGGTGATGTACGGTTTTCCGTCTATGGATGAGGCACGTTCCTCTTATCTTGCAAACTATTCTCCTGGTTGGGAAAACCGAATAGGTACCATTACAGAAGTAACGAAGGAAGAGTTCAATAAATGGATTGATTCTTCAGTAAAGAAGACCAAGCCTTTTTCCGAGTACAAGAGCGTAAAACTTGAAATTGTACAGAAAGAAAATGCTGACAAAAAATATTCCGTAGAAAAGAGACATCATGCCAAAAAGAATACCGATATTTACGCTGTGAAATTTGAAGAACGGTATGACCGGGAAAAATTTTTAGAACTGAAAGGCAGGGTAAAGGAATTTGGAGGATATTATTCCTCTTTCGGCAAGGGCGGATTCATATTCAACAACGTGGATGATGCTCGCAAATTCGGTGATACTATTACTAATCAAATAACAGCAGAAAACAATGGAAACGAACGAAAGTCTATGGAGAGCCAAGCGTTCTATACAGAGGGCAAGGCAGACGAACTTAGAGACCAAGCAGGCATTGAGGAAACGATTGCAGAGGCTGGAACAGGAAGAAAAAGCGGAAGCGATATATATAGCCGACCTAGAGAAACAAGTGATGGAGAAAGTGCAGAACAACTAATCACCATCAGACACGGGTACCAAAAAGGTGATAAAGTGATGTATAAAGGCGAACAGGCCATTATATATGACTTTGAACCAAACGGACTTCCTATTTTAAATACAGGATTGGCACCAGTCATTTACGAGTTAGGGAACTGGGATGATATTTCTCCTATCAAAGAGGAACCTGTCACTATAAAGGAGGTAATAGAAATAGCTGTTGCTAATACTCCGAAAAAGAAATTGGAGAAGGCAAAGCGGCAATCGACCGAGCGTAAGAATAGACGAAATACATACAGAAAAGAGATAGGCGATTTATTTGCAAAAGCTGACGATTTGGACAAGGAATTGGACAAATTGGAAAAGCAAGTAGATGAAAAGTATACTCCGAAATGGGAATATTCCGTCACTGTGGATAAAGAGACAGGTTATACGACTCTGAACCGTGATGATGTGAACGGACCTATCCCTATTGGTGACGGGCGTTTCAACTATTCGGAAAACAGTCCACAAGAAATGCTGGATATCCTTCGTAACCCCCAAAATGGGATGCAGGAAGTTCTTGACGCTGTCGGTGTGACGCTTGAAAATAAAATAAAGAAGCGCGAAACAGATCGCAACCGAACTGAAATAAATGAGCTAATAAAAGATACAGAAAATGGAAGACGAATTGAAACAACGGATAGAAGCCTACGAGAAGAAAGTAGGCAAGAAATTAAAGGAACTGAACGAGGAAGAAACGATAGAAGCGTGCATGGAGATCATGTCTCTGACAAGAACGGAAGCGGAAGAGTATCTGAACCAAGTGGCAGCGAGCAGCCTGTTGTAACGCAAAACCGCAACAACTTTTTGTACGGAAACAGACATCTTGAACTGCCTGCTGGAGAAATAGGAAAACTGAAAGGTAACATTGAAGCGATACGTACCCTAAAGGAACTGGAAGAAAGTGGAGAGATGGCTACTCCAGAACAGAAAGAGAAGCTGTTGAAATTTGTGGGATGGGGAGGTTTGGCCGAATCGCTTAATGATACAGAGTATCGGGAATGGAAAAGATATCAGGATATCACCTATTGGAACGGTGAACAAGGCAATACACCATGGGGGAAAAAGTATGGTTCCCATTATGAGGCTTTACGCCCTCTCCTTACAGATGAAGAGTTCGGTTCCGCACAAGCTTCCACACTGAGCAGCCACTACACTCCCGAAACGGTTATCCGCAATATGTGGAGCGCATTGGAATATCTAGGCTTTAAAGGTGGAAAAATACTGGAACCTGCCATGGGTGTAGGAAATATCATCGGATTTATGCCGGAAAAAATAAGCCGCAGAAGCCGTATCTCTGGTTATGAACTAGACAGCATACCAGGACGAATAGCGAAGCAACTTTATCCAGACGCAAACATCAAGATTGCAGGCTATGAAACAGAGTTCCACCCCAATACCAAAGACGCCATAGTCACCAATGTACCGTTTGGTCAGATAGCACCGATAGACCCGGCACTGGACAAGACATTACGCAACAAGTTGAAAGGGGCTTATAATCTCCACAATTACTTTATTGTAAAAGGCCTGCTGGAACTGAAACCAGGTGGCGTTGGTGTGTTTATCACTTCATCCGCCACCATGGACGGAAGAAACAGCAAGGCACGCGAATATATATCAGGTTTGGAGGTAGACCTTATCGGAGCAATCAGGTTGCCCAACAACACATTTAAAGCCAATGCGGGTACGGAAGTAACGGCAGACATTCTGTTTTTCCGGAAACGGTTGCCAGGAGAAGCGTCTAATGGTGTAAACTTTGTTACACTTGGGCAAATTGGTACAGGGACTTACGAAGTCCCATCCAAAATAAAGGGTGAATATGAAGAAGTGGAAATTCCTCTGTTGGTCAATGAATATTTCGTCACACATCCCGAAATGATGCTGGGTACGGTAATGACCGCCCACGATGCAGGAAGCGGCGGACTATATGGCGGAGATAGCCAAACATTGGTAGCTCGACCGGGAAGCACGCTTGATATGGAACTAGCAGATGCGGTAACCAAACTTCCCGAAAACATTCTTGAAGAGACTAGAAATATGATTGCCGAAACGGAATCCAATAACGACAAACCCAAACTACCTCGTAAGAGAACAGGGGAGTTAAGCGTAAAAAACGGAAAAGTCTATGTGTTCGATGAAGAAACAACAAGCGAAGTGGCGGCAGGTACGTTCAAACACAACAAAAAAGAGCATACCTATGCCGACGCAACCAAAGATTACCTGCAATTAAAAAACACTTTGAAAGAATTGATACGTCAGGAACGTGAAAAAGCTGAGGATCCTGCCACACTCCGCAAAGAATTGAATGACCAATATGATACTTTTGTGGAAAAATACGGAAGACTAAACGGTAACAAGAATCTGAACGTCATCCTAGAAGAAGATTATGAACGTTTTCTTCCACAAGCACTGGAGAACATAAGAATATCCATAGATCCAAGTACCGGGAAAAGAAACAAAGTTATTGAAAAAAACACAAAAGGCATCTTGTCCATTCGTGTCAGCCAACCCATGACAGAGCCTCTAAAAGCGGAAAACCTACAGGATGCCATCGACATCAGTCAAGCATATCACGGACGTATAGATCTGGACTATATCAGCCACATGTTGAATATACCTATAGAAGAGGCCCGTGAACGCATTCTACAAGGAAGACAGGCTTTTGAAGATCCTGTCACCGGTGTTTTAATCGACAGGGACGCTTACTTGAGCGGAAACATACGGGATAAACTGGAACAGGCACGAAATGCGGCTCTACAAGATTCCAAGTTTGATGCCAACGTATCCGAATTGGAAGCATCCATGCCCGAAACCATTCCGTTTGTTGATATCTCATACAAGATTGGAACACCATGGATTCCAGTAGAGGTATATGCAGATTTTGCATCCGAAGTGTTAGGCATTTCGAATGTATCGGTACGTTATGTGCAAGCTGTGGATGAATTCATGCTTTCGGGAGGTCATGTCAGCGACTTTACCAAAGCAAATGACTACAACACTCCGGCAAGAAGCGTTCTGGATCTGTTCAATGATGCCATAAATCTACGTAAGCCTACCATATATCGTCAAATAGGCAAAGACAATCGTGTGAAAGATGAAGATGCTACCCGTGAAGCCGTACAACGGATTATGGATATGAACGATGCTTTTGTACGTTACATACAAGAAAAGGCAAATATTCATTCCCGACTACAGAACATCTACAATGACCGGTACAACAATTATCGTTTACGTGAATATCGTGAGCCTCAATTCAAGAGTACGGACGGAAAGATACATTACCCTGGAGCAAACAAAGACATAACCTTACGCACCCATCAGATAAAAGCGGTACAACGCAGTTTGCAGGGAAGCACACTGCTTGCCCATCAAGTAGGTACAGGAAAGACATTTACCATGATCACTACCGCCATGGAGATGCGCCGATTAGGACTGGCAAAGAAACCCATGATAGTGGTACAAAATGCTACTTTGCAAGATTTCGCATCGGACTTTATGAAACTTTACCCTAGTGCAAGAATTCTAGTACCAGGCGAGGAAGAACGCAGCGCATCACAACGCAAACGCCTGTTCAACCTAATAGCTACGGGAGACTTTGATGCTATCATCATACCACAGAGTTTCCTTGCATTCATTCCGGATGATCCCGGGCGAAAGGCAGCGTTGATACAGCAGCGTGTAGACGAAATTATAGCAGCAGCTAATGAATTGGAGGTAGAAGACAAACAATTGGCAAACCGCTTGCGCCGTGAAGCAAAAAACCTCTCATTATCTCTACAAGTCAATAAAGAAGAAGGAGCAGGAACAAAGAAAAAGAAAACCAATGTAAAGCAACAGGCCAAAAAGGCTGAAAGCACATTATCCAGAGAGTCGCGCAAATTGGACCGCCGCACGGATGACGTGCTCACCTTTGAACAAATGGGTGTGGATGCTCTCTTTATCGATGAGGCCCATAACTTCAAAAAGATCGGTTTTTCCACCAAGATGCAAAACGTAAAAGGAATTGATACCGGATTTTCCGAACGTGCCAATTCCCTTCTGCTGAAATCAACATTTGTACAGGAACGCAACGGAGGGCGTAATGTGATTTTAGCTACAGGAACCCCCATTACAAACACTATGGCCGAAGTATGGACAATGATGCGATTTGTAGCCCCTGAAATATTGGAGGATTATAACATCAAGACATTTGACGAATTCGCAGCCACTTTCGGACAGGTGGAGCCTTCATTGGAGTTTACCAGTACAGGAAACTTCAAAATAGCTGACCGTTTCAAGAGCTATGTGAATGTACCTGAACTGGTGAAGGCCTTTCGCAGCCATGCTGATGTGGTACTGACTACAGATGTTCCTGAATTCAAGCAGTCCAAAAGCATTCCACAATTGAAGAATGGCCGAATGACCAACCATGTTATTCAAAAATCAGAAAAATTACAGGAAGTGATGGATGTACTGATAGAGGTGTTGAAGGAGGATGAAAACAAGCATGGAAAAGATAAGACGCCCGGACTTCCTCTTGTAGTGTTTCAAAAAGCCAAACAGGCAGCTATAGACTTGCGTCTTATCAATCCGTCATTTCCTGACGATCCTGAATCAAAAACCAACAAAGTGGTTTCCGAAGTGAAGCGCATCTACCAAGAAAGCACATCTGACAAAGGAGTCCAGATGATTTTCTGTGACAGTTACCAAAGTCCAGCAAACGAGCCAACTATTGATTTGTTCGGTTATGAGGAAGACGTTCCACAGTTCAACCTGTACAGAGACATCAAAGAGAAACTCATCAAGGAAGGAATCCCCAAAGATCAGATTGTTATAGTCAGTGAGATTACGAATGCCGACCGTAAAAAAGCTGTATTCCAAAAGGCCCGTGATGGTGAGATAAGGGTACTTATAGGAGGTACGGAAAAAATGGGTGTAGGAGTAAATGTACAAGACAGAATGATAGCACTCCACCACATGGATGCTCCCATACGTCCCATGGACTTCGAGCAGCGTAACGGACGAATCCTGCGACAAGGCAACATGTATGCAGCCAAAGGAATGCCTGTGGAAATACTTACTTATGGTGTGGAAGGCACATTGGACGCCACCGCATACGACCGTCTGCGCATCAAGCAGAATTTTATCAACCAGATGATGAAAGGCAATGTGAACGGACGCGTGATGGAAGATGAGGACAGTGAGGATCCCAGTGGAAAGACATTCAATCAAATGGCAGCGGAACTATCTGGAGACCAGACCGCACAAATGCTATTCATAGCGGAAAATAACGTAAAGAAACTGGAGGGATTGAAACGAAGCCATGAAATAAAGAAAATGTACGCACGCACTGAAATACCAGTACTGAACACCAGCATTGCGGTATTGAAGTCCTCATTGGATAAAGCGATACGAATTTCCAAGCAAATTGCCGAAAAGTTTCCGAATGGCATCGAACGAATATCAGCTAACGGACATTCTTATTCCGACAAGTTGGCCACAGCACTTGCCGACATAGCTGGTAAATATGAAGAAGAATATACTCTGAACAGGAACACTCCTCCTGTAAGCATAAGACTGAACAAAGATGCGGCCGAACTAGTTCTTTATCACGATAACGGACAATTGAAATATTCACTCTATGCCGGAAAAGATATAATAACAGAAGGTAAGGATATAAATACATTCTCTGGTATATGGATTAGCGTAAATAGTTCCATTTCCTCAATAGGGAAAAAAGTTTCATCTGTAAAAGATGAAATCGCCCAAAAAGAGAATCGTCTGAAAGGTATGGAATCCACATTAGAGAAACCTTTCGACAAGGAACAGGAATTAAAGGAAGCCCGTGGAAAAGTTTCCACACTCAAGCGAGAATTGGAAGAAAAGGCTAGAAAAAATGCAGAAAAAGTTCCCACATCCCAAAATACTGATGAGAACCTAAAATTAACCCTGCTCAAGAAAAACAATCCGAATCCTTTGCAAGAAGAGATGGCAGGAGATAGTTACGAAAATTTGGACCGTCTGGAAACTGCTACCGATGCCATGCATAAAATAGCCGTGAATGCCCCCCATCCGGCAATAGCAATGAATGGTCAAGATATTTTAAATGCCATGCCACAACTGGACAACCTGCAAATGGCCAAAGTAATCAACACATCACGCAAAAAGAATGTGTTGGCCATGTACGTTCCATGGAGTAAACAGATTGTGCTGTTACCCAATCACGGTACAGAAAAAGAAATACGTGACGCGAACTGGCATGAATCGTTCCACTATGCCATAGATATGGTTATCCTCTACAATACAGAAGGAAGGATGTTACTAGAACGTGCCTCAAACGATGTAAACGAACTGGACCCGGAATTATCCAAATGGGTGGATGAAAACTATAGTTCCAATCATTCGGAGGAGAAAGTAGCACACCTGCTTGAAAGTGTAATTTCATGGATGGAAGACCATGGAAAGACAAGCTCCCTATCATCTGGACTTGACTTTGGCAACCAGTATGTTAACTTGAACGAAATAGCTAATAAAATTATTAACTTTTTAACTCATAATGAAAATGATAATAACAACAAAAATTATGAACGAGATACGCAAGCAAAACACGGAGAAAATCAAAAATGGAAAGATGAAGATTACTCCCCAGCTCTATTCGGAGAACCGGAAAAGGGAGAAGAGCTAAAATTTGCTCTGCGCGGAAAGCCACGCCGCAAGGATGGTGAGAGTATGCTTTCCTACAGCAAACGTATGAAAGAATGGCAAGCAGAAAAAGAAGAAGCCGAGCGTACCCGTTCCGTAGAAGGAGAAAAAGGAGTTGATTCCATTAATGAAGAACTTGAAAACCTTTCCATGGAGATGATGTCATACCCTCATCCGAAACGCAAGCTGGATAACAAAGGGAATCCAGCGGAAACAGATGAAGCATTTGACAACCGTGTACGAGAATGGGAAAACTGGTACAATACCCGTGGCCGAGAAATAAGAGATCGGATGAACGAACTTCACGCACAGGCGGAGGCCGAGAAAACAGAAGCCCGTGACGAAGAGATAAAAACGGTGGACGAACAGTTACGTGAAGGAAAAACATCAGAGAACAAAGCTCCGGAAGGATTCTCACCTGATGCCCCAGACAATGTGAACAACTTCACCAAAGAAGAAATGCGCGAGATACGCAAGTCCTTCCAAGAAAGAATGACCGATATGAAAATATCTTTATCGAAAAACCAGATAAGAAAAGATATTCATCAAGAAATTATTGAACGCAGAAGATATATCGAAAGCAGCAATCTGGAAGATGCTTTCTTTGTGGACAGGCTAAGAGAAATGACCAAAGGAAACAAACAAATGTTGAAAAACGTGATAGATTATATCGAAGCTCCTGCCATTGAACGGATGAACGCGGAACAAGAAAAAAATTACAACAAACTGACAGCGGAAGCCAATATTTTTAAAGAGCAATCAGAAAAGACGCACAACCAATTTATTTCTATAACCCGCGAATGGGACGAACTGGAAAACAAACCCAACCGGACTGATGAAGATGAGTTTCAGTTAAAAAGGAAACGTTTCATGTATGACAAGTTGCAACAAAAATACTTACGAGAAAAGAAACAGTATGAAAATACACTTCGCGAAGCGGAATCCAACAAACCCAATCCGATACAGGCATTTGATACAGAAAATGCTTCGCCGGAATTGAAAGCATTGGCCAAGGAAGTAGCCGACTGGTTTGAGGAAGTGTATAACCTGATGTCAGAAGAAGGTGTGCTTTACAACGCCCCACAAATACAAAATTATGTTACTCATATCTGGGACTGGAAACGAAGTCCAGCAAACGCACAAGAAAAATACACCAACTATATGAATACAATCCGTATGCGCTCACCATTTACCCGGCATCGTGTAATACCTAGTTATGCAGCCGGGAAGGCTATGGGTATGGTCCCAAAATATGAAGATATAACTGGAATCATATTGGAATATGGTCATTTCGCTACAGAAACCATAGCCAATCATCGCTTCATAGAGTTTTTGAAAAATTTCAAAGTTTTTGTTCCAGGCGGCAGAGACAATATGCCAATGGATATGGATATCATTGTACCTGATTCGGTAAAAGACACAAGTTATTCACGCATGGACCATACTGCATTAGATGGATATAAAGTACTGAACAGTATTCAAAAATACATTACTCCCGTTTTAGGTGATCAACGTATTTTAAATCCGAAACATTACAGTGAATTCACAAACAAATTAATAGATGGAATCTGGGTAACAAGCGGACTGATGAAGAAAATTGCTTTATCCTTCTCCTTCTTCCACCATGGAGCATTAACAGAAACAGCTATTGCCATGCTAAAACCATGGGGAGCCGCCAAGGTTATAGGTAAAAACTTGATATGGGACGTGATTACCAAAGGTAACATTCCAGCTATGAATGACAAAGAAGCTGCCCGTGATGCAGTGAAACATCTTGTATCCTTAGGAGCAAGCAATGATTATGTAACAGCCGATGTAAATAATCTGACTGCAAAGTTGAAGAAGCTTACAAAAGACAAAAACATTCCTATAGTCCAACAGGCTGCTTCTCTACTTGACTTTTTGAACAGAGGGAGCGACAAAATATTATGGGATACCATCCATGACGGTTACAAAATTGCCTCATTCGCCAAAATGGCCAAAGAAGTACGAAGCAAAGCTGAAGCAAAAGGGTGGACGCTAGAACAGACAGAAAAAGCATTGGATGAATGCGGACATTTAATAAATGACACATTTGGAGGTTTGCATTTTGACATACTAGGCTTTTCCCCTAAGAGCGTACGAATCATGCGTGCGTTACTCCTGTCTCCCGACTGGACGTTAGCTACTATCCGACAAGCATTGTCACCTTTAGGATTCGGGCAACTATATGCAGACAATGGATTTTGGAAAAACCTTGTATCCAACGAACCAGAAGCTAAGACCCGGAAGAAATATGGACGCGATTTTTGGATTACAGCAGGCATATTTTTCTATGCACTAATGAATGCCTTAAACGCTTACTTCCGTGTTAAAGACGAAGAGGAGCAAAGACAAATGGCGGATGAAAGACGTAAGACAGATCCTGAATATAAATCATCCTATGAACTGGCCTATCCTGATGGTATGAAATGGTACGACTATACTATGCCAGGAAACACAATAGTTCAACAGACCCATCTGTTCACTGGACGATACAGCGACGGCACAGAAAGTTACGCCCGTTGGGGAAAACAATTCCGTGAACTACCCGAACTTTTCTTCGGACGGGACGGTCTAAGTTTTCCCGGCCCCATGATTGACAAAATGAGTGGAAAGGCAAATCCATTATTAGCTACAACTTTTGAATTTATAAGTGGTTATTCTCTTAGCGGATGGGAAAATAAATACATGAAGGACAAAAAAGGATGGGAACGCGAGGCAGGACGCATGTATTTTCTAGCAAGCAAACTTCTCCCTTATTCCATTCCAACACAAGAAGACAAGGATTTTATGTTCCTCGATTTAGTAATGCCTTCATCCAAAGGATTCACTCCAAGCAAGGCTATCAATTATTTTGAAAAAGGAATTGAAAGCGGGGATTTTAACTATGTAGCCAAAGTTTACAATGCCTGTGTGATGAACGAGCTACAGCCGGAAAAGTACTTCAAGGTAGCTAAAGCCAAGATAGAGGCAGAAGCCAAGGCTAATCAACTGGAAGGTATCGAAACTTTTCAGGATGCTACCAAGGCATTTGACGAGGCTACAAATATAAAAGATCGCAAACGGTTGCTACGCTATATGGAGCAACAATTAGGAGCACAGGACTATTATGCCATCAGCCAAGAAGAAATTGTGAAAAAAGCCCAGGACATTATAAATGGTGAAATGCCTGACACTTCCAATAGTGACCGTTACATTGAGCAAGCTACTTCGGAAGATATCACTGAAGATTTCCGAATGAAAAAGAATGCTACCGGACTAAAAGCTTATTATCAAGATTATGCGGAACTTGCAGGCAGTAATCCGGATGCGGCAAAGCGTATGCTTACAGAGAAAGGGAAATTCATTCAAGGTTATCGACTAACCACTACTTTCCGTTCCCGTATCAATAAATTGAAAAAGATGCTGGGAAAAGATCAGGATGAAAAAATTATGAGTGAAATCCGAAAGACAAGAAAAAAATACTTTGAAGAAATGGATAAACTGGAGTAAGAATTTTCGTCAACAGAAAACTTAAAGACAGGATTTGCCATCATATTACAATACAGCAAATCCTATCTTTATATCTTGCACCTATTATAAATTTGCAAGCCATTTCTTTCCAGACTTGGTGTGTGACCAAATAACCAATGCGGAACCTATGACGCTAGTTATTAAAAAAATCGTTGTCAATGCATCCATATTATTTCTTATTTTAAAATTCTATTTGCAAAATTTGCCAATATATAGGTAGAGAAAATACCCAATATGATTGTAACCCAATTCATCTTGTTTGGTTCATTGGTAAATAAGGGAGTTATACCACCTAAAACCAAAGCGGCAAATACCAACTTGGACAAATCGAAGAAATATCCGGCCAGTCTTTCACGTCTGGTTTTATCCTTTTCCTTCACTTCCTTCTTTTCTTCCTGTTGCTTGATGAAATTTCCCATTCTGCATACTTTTTATGCAAAGCTATAAAAAAAGTTGGCAATCACAATGTAAACGCCAACTTTTATAACTGATTTTATCACTTTCCTCCTTTACTCAAAGTCATGGGAGCATGACATCCTCCCCGCTCCCACTCCTTGGCAAGCATCTCACGCAATATCCTGTTCTCCTCCAGCACCATAAGAACCAGTTTCTTCATTTCACCAAGATCTTATTGTTTATAATGAATCTTATTATTTCAACATACCTTCATCTTACCAAGAATCCAATGATATAAACAAGCCACAACATACGAAAGAATAAATGAAATGACAGCTATTACTACCATACTAAAAGTTTCCAACTTATACAAATAATAAAAAGTACAACTAAAGACCAGTATATGCACCAAGTACCATTCATAAGAAATCTTATTAGTAAACATAAATAAGCCATTAATAGGTTTTATATGTAATTTATATATAATCAACAACGCAAACAAATATCCAATCATAGAAGGAATATCATTATATAATTTCCAAATGCCTCCTTTTATTCCAGCAAATCCTGTAAGAGCAACACATATTATACAGACAGGTACTAATATATTAAAATTCAACGAATTGACTATTTTTGCATTAAGTTTATAGCATTTAGCTAAATACATACCTAAAACAAATTCCCAAAGATATTGTAAAAAGAAACTATTCCATACACGCACATCGCTTTTCCCAAGCATCGCTACAATAGTAGTCCATAACAGACTTATCAGCAAAGCATAAATCACCCCCGTAGATTTATTAAATAGTTTCAACAACAAAGGCCATAACAAATAAAACTGAATAATTGTTGAAACAAACCACATCTGCAATCCAAAAGAACTTTCCAAATCATTGAAAAACATTTTAAAAAGGAATACATGACTAAGTACTTGGAGAAGTTTATCCGATGAGGTATTATAAAAAGGAATCAGAGCACTTATCAATATAATTATTATGTACGGCAAATAAACTTTCAAAAAACGTCGTTTCAAAAATTGAATATAAGTAAGCGGTCTGTTTAAATATGATAAATAAAGTCCAAATCCACTACATAAGATGAATACATGTACTCCTGCCCCACCAAAAGATGAAGCAGCCATTAAGAACGGACTTATCGGAAAACTTTGCAACAAATGCATTAACACAATGGTAAAAATAGAGAATCCTCGTAAAAAATCAATAACTTCTAATCTTTGTAGCATAACAGTAATTTATTTAATTCAACTTTTCAATAGCTCGGGAGAGGCTAATCAAACCAATCACATTATTCAGATTCTTTATATATGGTATAACAAACATATATCCAGCTAGGGAAGTAATATTTCATCCCATAGAAAACAAGAAAAAGACTCATAGTTTTCATGTATCTTAAACATCTATCCATCCCACAGCATTTGTCGCAAAAAAGGAAACAGAAACAATGAAGCTATAACCAACCTTTTCATATACTTTATATTTTTTGCACAAAAATACGCATATAATTGTAATTTACAATGTAAATCTCAAGATTTTACATTACCGATTGTTTTTAATAAGATTGTTTTATATCTTTGTATACCTTTGTTATACCTGATTACTAATCATTATTGAACAGGAAGGGCGGCAATCTGGGAAAGACAGCCGCCCTTGTCACATATTGGATAAACATACACAAGACCAACCAGTATGAAAACAAAAAAAAGACGGTCCGAAACTATATCGGAACCGTCCAAATCCTGATGCACATCGCTATGTGCGATGCAAAGATAATAAATTCCATGCAAATATTTTACATTCATGAACAAATCGCTATATTTGCGATTATGAAAATCTTAAAATTAATAATTATGAAAAATGTATTTTTATTTTTATCATGTTTAGCTGTATTTGCTAGTTGTGGCAATAAAGCTAATAAAACAGTTTCTTCAAGCAATATGGATGGTATTGATACTGTATTCACTGAAGTTCCAGGTAAAACAATAACTATAAATTGGGATTTAGTAGTTTTACTAGAACAATCTCCAGAACTTCCTTTCATGAAAAAGATAGTGAAAGAAAACGGTAAAGAGACAACTGTATTCAACTACTATAGGGTAAAGCAAAAAGGACTTGATTCCATTCAATGTATTGGTGTCAGTGCAGAGAAAAAAGCAATTATTGTAGCAGGATTGGACACTACAAATGATTTTGGCGGTATAGACAAAGCAGTAGAAGAGTATCTTAATAAATTCGGATTAGAGACTTGGGATGTTGCAGCAAACATCCTACATATAACCTCTTTAAAAGAGGGAAGAGACGAAAAGATACACAACTTAGAAACAGCCTTTAGTGATGGAAACTTTGAAAAATTATTTAATTTCAACTAATCAACAAATATTAGGAATATATTAAAACGTAAACCAACTGGCGCAGAGGCAGACTGCGCCAGTTGGCTTATTTACAAAAAAAACTTTTCTAATTACTCTACAAGTTCTTTAAAATTCTTAATCCTCCATTAACGTACATAAGCCTTGGCAGATACTCTGACAAGAACAAATCATCTGTGTTATCAATCCAAGTTATACCATCATTAGATAATTTTTTATTATTTACAATACCTGCAATTATGCAATCTTCAAATTGCATTAATGAAAAATCTGTCGTATCATCCGTATTTCTTGCGAAATTTTCTTTAACACCGCTGTCGTGCTTGCAGGCAAATGTGCATCCTTTAAATTTGAAATTTGAATTGCCATTCCAAAATGCAAATGTTGTTGACAATTCATAATTCCCTGCATTTTCAGCTTTTTTACGCACCAACAGACAAACATCGTCAAACACCATATTACCGTATTCTTTGTTATATCCAGTATCATACATTAAATATGTTCCGCCATTTTCAGAATTTATATTTAAATGTACGTTCTTCAATAAACCATTTCCATTTTTTGACGGAGTGGTTATTATTGGAGTGTTAGATATAGGATTTAGAGTTCCAAAAACACCGTCTATTATAGTATTATTTCTATAAACTGATATAGATGCACAATCTTTCAATACAAGATTTTTAATATAGGTATTAGCTATATTGGGAGAATCTGACGCATATAATAAGTTTTCTGCATAACAATTAATAACGTATGCCCTATTATATGTTACAACGGGAGTAGACGTATTAGTTCCATGCCCATCAAATAACTCGCCTTGTCTGTCTTGTCTTCGGCTCATAGCCTTACATCCAAAAATTATAATTTCCTCATAATACGTTTGGTCGTTCTTAGGCTGATAATGATAATGTTTACCAATACCCTCCAAAACATCTGTTTTGCAGTTCATAAACCAAGAACATTCATAATGGAATCCATGTCTTACAAAATTGTATAATTCTACATTTTCGTTAAATTTACACGGGTCAACTACATTAAAGCATATTGTTTGCCATATAAAGTTTCGCAAGTCGGTATCTTTTCCTGTAAACTTAACCAACTGCCCTACACTTCTTGTGATTTGAATCTTGTGATTATTTAGCGTTGCCTGGTCTGTTGCGTCAAATGATACTGCAAAGTATATATAATTTGTTCCAGGTTCCCATCCATTACTGAACCCATTGTTTAAGTAAGCATCGCACCACGCAGCGTCATCTACATTTTCATCAAGATACTTCATTGCTCCTTCTTGGGTTATTACGTCATAGTCGCTTGGAGCATATCTTGTATATATCGTCCAGTCCCCACAGGCTTTCCCATCTACAAATACTTGTATTGCAGCTCTGTCACTTCCACTTGCGCCTTTGTTTTCCCATGCAATTCTATATATATTCTGATAACCAACTACTTTTTCTATATTTATAGAATTTGTTACATCGATAAGGTTGTATGAAGTTGGTTTTTCTTTTGTAGGGTCACCATAACAATCAATGATAATGCCATTTTTTTCAATAGTTTCTTCGGCAATAAATACACTACCTCTTTTTATTAACAGAGTGTCACCATCTATAAGTATTTCATTTGCTTTTGTAAGAGTTTTTACAGCTGTATCTTGAGACAATCCATTATCATCATCGTTACCTCCAACTGTATCAACATATACAATCTTACTTGCAGAAGTCATATACTTATTATGGGCAATAGCTCTTTCTCCATAGAATTTTCCACACACCTCATCAATTAGATGTTCATCTATATCTGTGTTGAATGGTTTTATATTTTTAATTTTAGTAAATTCTTCTTTTGTAGCAAATCTAAATTCTTTTCTTATAATCTTGGCTGTTGCCCCTTGATATACGTTTGTTCCAAGTTTAACTTCTGTAATTCCTTTGGGTACAATATATGTACCGCTCGTTAAAGACGCAATTCCAGCAACTGAATCAGACTGAGAATACACCCCATTTTTCCACGCGCCAATCATACAGAAATTACTTGCTTCTGATAAGGTATAATCAATTCTATCCCCTTCAAATACTGCTATCTTTTCTGTTACATAATGACCACTACCAGCGTTATTACCGTTTGAATAGGCAATACCATTACCAGATGAATTGTTGATAATTATATTATCCTCCTCATTAGAATATAACACTCCGTCTATCTGTGCAATACTTTCTGTTAGTTCTTTTTCCCCATTTTCATTTTCTTTCTTATAAGCCTCAAACTCAACTTTATTAATAAAATCATTCGTGTAATTAGTAACTTTAATAGATACAGAACCCACAGTTTCTTGTCTTGTCTGAGCTATCGCAAACTTTACATTATTGTCAGTATTAACAAAAACGCCCGAGACAAAATTGTTAGAGCCACTAAAAATTCCTGTTTTCCCTACTATCTGCCCTTCGATTATTCTTTCTTTATTAGCATTAAATAATGCTATTATACAGAAATTTTGCCACCCATCAAGCTTGTACTCTATCTTATCGCCATAATTAATAGGTATAAAATCAGATTTAGACCATCCATTGCCAGCCGTACTTCCAGCAGCCGTATAACCTTCCCCGATATTTGATAGCGGTGGGGTAGTAGTATTGATTAATTTTGTAGAATTAAAAACTAAATCTGTTTTTAATTCTAACTCGGAAAATTTCTCACTTACAGCCTTCTGTGACATGACTTCAGTTTCGCTATTCCCCAGTTCCTGCACCACACCGGCATTGATGGACTGGAACGGGCCATTATCTATCCATCCTTCGGCATTATAAATATTCAGGTGGTAGATGGGCTTGGTATGTTCGGTATCATCGTCCGCATAGGTAGGTCCCACCATAATCATATCACCCTGCTTAGGATTAGGATATTGTGATTTATCTGTTACATAGGCTTTAATAGACAAACTGTTTGTAACTTCTCCGCTAAGATCTGACCATGTTTTGTTATCCCGCGATATCTGGAATTTGTTATCCTGAAAACGGAAATAAGCTGCAATGTAATCCGAGCACACCTCCCATGTCTCGTTATCATAGGAGAAGTGAAGCTTGTTATCTATCGTTTTGAGCCACGGGGTAAGTCCGTTATCCCCTTTGGGCCCCAAAGCAGCTATGCCGGTATCCTCACCGTTAATCACCCATGTGCCTTTTACCGATACGGAAATATCTCCAGAGAGTGTTAGTTCGTCCACACGTACCCAGTTGACATCAAGCCCCCAGTGAAAGTTGTCCCTCTGTGCATCATTCACACATTTCTCGGTTATGGCATTCCCCTGCATATCCACGTATGATATGATGATCCCCTTACGCCTCATTTCTTTCGGAACAATATTTCTCGTACGTCCCGCTGTACCCTGATACTGCACATAAATATTGTTATACTGTGCCAGTATCGCTTCCAACGACGCGCCGGTTCTTCCGTCATGTACCGCCTGTATCACTGTACGAGGATAGAAAGGGAATCTTCTTCCCAACATTTCATCAAGCTTGTCCATCTGCCTGATACTTGCATACTTGCTGTTGCAGCAAGAATCTTGTATGTTGTTATCTTCCATGATGTTTTTTAAAAAAGTTATAGAATTAACATTTATTCCAGACCATCCCCAGTCAACGGAGAAAATCCTTCTGCCAGACATCTTCTCTTTAAGGCATCACGATATGATTTCATTGCCGACAGTTGCCAACGCTGAAGTATTTGTTTATGCACTTCCATTTTAGAAAACACTGGAGATTCATTGATGAATTTCTCCAACTTTTCTACCCGGTCATTAAGTTGCTTATACTCTTCTAGCATTCTTATTTGATATCCTTGTAACATGGCTTTTATTTTAATTATCGTTATTATACTGTCGCCCCAGTAGCGTCAACCCACTCATTATTACCTTTATAATATATAGGTTTCGACAATGTACTATCAAAATATTGAAATCCTACTAAAACATTAGTAGGTCTATTAGAAGTAATTCCTGAATCAAACCAAGTCCCTGATAAAACAATTCTATCAACATTTAGATTTATGACTTTAGTTTTATTTCCAATTATAGTTCCATTTCCAATAGTACCTCCAATAAAATTAAGCACGCTATTATCAGGAACAGTAAGAGTTTTTCCTTCTAAATCTATATATCTGATAATATTATATATAGTATTACTTTTAATAAAATCATTTAATTTACTTGCGAAAACAACCTTTGTCACTAAAGTTCCGTCAGGATTTAACCAATCAGACTTAGACCAAGTTAATATATTTCCAAACGTATCATAGGTTTTTATCCCAATTAAAGTATCAGGCAAAGTAAGTATATCCGAGGTAATAAATTCAGCATCAACAGCCTCTACCGGATATGGATCTGTATTTTTAGGGAACCACTCATAAGTGTTAAGAGTAGCCCATTTGGTATCTCTCACTATCAATTTGCCATATTTTGAAGAAACTTTAATCCAAATGTCTAATGTATAAGAAACAGGGTCAAATATCCATCTTATATTTAAAAAAGAATCATTGCCAGTATCGTATCTATCAGATAGTATATACAATTTATTATCTACATATAGCAAAGAATATTCGGTTAATATCCTATATGTCGAATATAAAAAACGAAAACCGCTTGTCGGAACTTTAGTTATCTTAATGTATTCATAAGATTCCGGAGAATCAGAAATTGCATTATTAAACCTTATAATCCCCAAATTAATATCATAAGTATTATCTGCAACTTTCCCATAAATTCCCTTCTTATCCTTACAAAAATCTTTACTCAAATCCGTCGGAATAATATTAGTTTCATAACTGTTTCCATAACCTGTATTATTTTTATATATTTCAATTATAGGGTAATCAATTGCCAAGTTTATAGCGGATTTACTTGTATTTGCTAATTCCCATCTTAATTTACACTGTGAATCCTTCGGATCCGGTATTATATCGTATAAATATTTAATAGATTCTATTGATACTAACCCGTTTTGGAACATATCGGTTTTCAGAGTATAATCTATGTTGTCAACATTTACTATTAATTTATATCTTCCAACTTCATACAAGGGCGTATCTACGACTGCTAATGACGGATTAACTATAAAAGTTAAATACTGATGTATAACAGTATATTGTGTGATAAAAGTTGTAACATCCAAATCAAAAGAAACCGCTTTACCAGCACCAACTGTAACATACATTCTTTCTCCCCTAGATACATTTTCTGAATGAATGTTGTTTTTAACAAAATCCTCAGGAAGATTATGGCATTTAGTTATATTCGCTCCATTAAATATTATATTATTAAAAGCTGAAAAATTGCTTAACACATAAGGAGTATCTTCTCCTGGCTCATCATGCGTATTTATATTTATATAATTACATGTAACAGCATAAGCTGGGCTTCCTACAGAATATAGATAATGAGATACATAACTATTTAAAAAGCCTGTGGTTGAAGTAAATATTAATATACTATTACTACACTTCAAAACGGCATTAGCACATAATATTGAGGATTGTTTATCTCTTTGATACCCATTAGCATTCAGAACAGCTTGAATATAATTATCATGTCCTCCCACATAAATACCATTTGCACAATTTTGTTGAATATCCAAGCCTGTTACATTGCAATAACTGCCACTTACATAAACTGCGTATTTACTTCTAGGAGTAACAGCATCATATTTATATCTCCAGGCTTTATTGGCAACAAAAACTTTACAATTAGACATTCTTGAATTTTGAGATAAATAAATACCTCCTTGTTGACAACTCCCAACCGTACTATTATGAATAGAATTATCAGTTCCTTCCATAAAAAAAGCATAGTCACCGCATGCGTAATATGAGATAGAATCTATTATTCTACATTCTCTATAAGTCCTTTCAATACTTACAGCTCTATACCCATGCTCAAAATGGCAGTTTTCTACATATATTTTAGCGTCCCACTCATCCGTATCCCCATTGACACTTTGCCTAAAACCTATACCATTATAGTAATCCCCCAATATAAAAGAAAGCCCTCTAAATAGAACTTTCACAGCTTTTTCAGAGTAAAAAATATAAGGAAGGGTATTCGCATTTGGTAAATCATTTACATCAAACTCCTTAGTAGTTGGAGATTTTATGATAGTTTTACCTTTTTCTCCAAACAAAGTAATATTACTTCTTACCTGAATCGTATTACCTATAAAATAAATTCCATTGTTTAATTTAACAATATCAAAATTATTAATGGTATCCTGTATAGATTCAGTACAATCATGTACTCCATCTGGAAGTGCCCCAAACCACTCAGGACAAGCTGCCGCCACATCCCAGCTACCATTTATTGTTATAGCACCAAATATCTTTTCCAATCCTGCTTCAATTTTGGTATTGTCGCCAACGACAGTACCATTACTAAATCCCCCTCCTTGAAAATCTAAAGTGCATTTTGACGGAATAGTGATAGTTTTCCCCTCCAAATCATAATCATACTGTATGACATAAATCGTATCAGACCAACATATCATGGACTGGGTCAGAATATTTCGCCCTGCCACAAGATTCTTGCGCAGATAACATCTTCCCTTCCCTGAGTAATTATTCGGATCATACCTTTTATTAGCCAGTTTCAGTTGACCGTGAACCGATGTAATATCCTCATCATCCGCAAAATTGGTTATGCTCTTGTTACCGATAAGCTGTTTGGTGGATTCACTAAGCATCTCGGGCGTTATCATCCCGTCCATCACGGTAGGAGGATTATCAATGAACATATCATTGAATGTATCCTCAATGTGACGTCTGACAGCTTTGCGTGTAAGATAAGTGTCCGGTATACGGTTGCCGTTCTCATCCGCTATAGCCCTATCAGCCACCATCTCCGGTGCTTCCATCTTCTCAATGAATACCTCTTCAGCATGAATCTCATTACGCTCCGCCTCTAAATCAATCTTCCACCAGCTTTTCTTGTCTTTCCAAAGCGAAGCAGAATTTCCCTTAAAATACCATGTTTCAGCCTGATTGGTGTAAGCAGAAACAAACGTGACCTTCATGCCGGGTATTCTGTATTCCTCCGGTACAAGCGCTATGGCATCTTCAAAAGTAAACACATTGCTCTTCTTTACAACAAAAGGGGCCTTGGACGTGCTTCGTTGTGCTACAAACGACGTTTTTGTGTACCCCGGCATGTTGACACGATCACAGGGTCTGTATTTCTTCCCTTCAACATAATCAGGAAATGCACTGAAATATCTCTGTTCCTTCCAATCATGTGAGAATATCCGGGTATCTTGGGTATGATTACGGCTTACATTATATTCAGTCAGCAGATTATAATCGAAGATGCTCACCTTATCGACTGTGAGATCATAAGTTCCCAGAACACCGCTCAAATCATTCCATCCGGCCCGATATCCTTTAGGAACAAATCCTTCAACATAGTAGAAGTACGGCTTTGTTTTCTTCACACTGCCGACAAGTGCCCATGACGGTTGTTCCATCTTGTCCGGCAACGCTTCAGAAGTTGCCACATGACCTATATAATTGACATCGTTCAACGTTTCCATTTTAGGGACTTCGGCTCTGTCCGCCTTATAAGGAATAAGCCCCAGCAATGCATTAATCTGATCAGGCGTATAATGAATATTTTCATGATATTCATTCGGATGAGGATCACATGCATGATAAGGATGAAAGCAAGAATCAAATCTTTCCATATAAATATATTTTTTATTATTCAAAGATAAGCAAGAGCTTCACAATGAAATGTATATAATAAAAGGAACTCAGACTTTCACAAGCCCGAGCCCCTAAAACCTTAAACTAATACCTATGTGCTATTTTATTTGAGCGCAAAGTTATCTTCTTCCATAATGACTTTAAATTCCAGCAACGAGAAATAACACGAATCCTGTCACTAACCAGCAGACGATGATAATAATTCTGCCATTCTATCATTTTCTCCTTTCTTTCCCCGTCCTGACAGGAAGGTAAGCCGTTCTTGCTTTTCGTGTAATAAAAGCACATCTCTTTCAACTGCCCTCGGTTCATTCGCATACGAAACCTTCCCCGATGAAGAAGATATTTATAACTGTCCCACCTGTCCTTATAATAATCATAAGTGATAGAGATGAGCTTCTGTTGTGCAGGATCCCATATGACAAAATAACGCCTTCCGTCCTGTTTATTCTTTTCCTCAGCCTCTTCTATCGCCTTTTTCAATAACAAGCTGGACTTCCACAGACTTGCGATCCTGCGTTTCCGCACAAGGCTTTTTATCGCCTTCAAAAACAACTTAATTTTTCCCATAATGTTACTAATTTTTATATAATATAGCCTCCGCACCCGTCGCCGACCTGTTGAGGCGTTTCATGTTATTCATTTTCTCTTCCATAGTGGGCAACACCCTCACCGGATATCTGTCCCATTCAAAACGGCTCACGTATAATCCTATTGCCCTGCTCATTACCCGATCATCATGCTTCCCCGCAAGCGCGCCGTATTTGCCGTTCGGATATTTCATGTACCATCCCAATTCCTTTATCATTCCGGTTTCACGCTCTATCCACAGTTTGTCACGCACACACTGTTCCATATACTTAATAATGGCCACTTTTGTATTACGGTTGGTATTGAATCCCCATCTGGTTTCTTTCTGGCTCCTTTTTTCCAACTCGCTCCGATTATGCGCATATACATTATCATAAAGAGGGATCAGAATGGGAAAGAACAATTCGCTGACGTTGTCCGTGTCTACATCATTAAGCTTACTGTACGCCGTGTTGTTCTCGACAATGAGCAGAGCATTGTTATAGAATGACGCAATCTGCGCACATTTGATCGCAAGCAGGTCCGGATCTGTATGCCCGTACCATTCCGCCACCACACGCGGTCCAGCGTCCTCATTGAGCACTCCGCTATCGGCCATCATATCCGCGCGGTCCAGCACAGTAATCACAGAGTAATCACTCGTCCTATATTTCCCCCCGATATCAACTGACACAAAGTAGCGGTTTTCCAACCTCCATGTCTTGTCTGGCATCTCCCATATTTTCAATTCCCCTCCCTTACGCCTGAACAGTTTCAGCCCTTCGACAGCCTGTTCACCTTTCGGGGATTTTCCGGAAATATCCCCCTGGAATACCGGCTCACGGCAGAACCTTCTGAGTTGTTCTACCTTGTAAATGTCAAATACAAGCTGCCCGGAATACTTGAATGCCTCCACCGGATCGGACGGATACTCCTGCTGCATGTCCTGTATGTCCGCATACTCCTTCATCTTCTGCCTGTACCAGTAGATGCCTTGCAATGTCGCTCCAATAGTCCACAGCCAGTACATATAGTCCCAGTTTCCGGACTTATCGTTACGCCTTTCTATCAGGGTACAGGCCCATTCCAGCATATCTTCCGGATCGAGACGGTATTCCTCTATCTCCCACCATGCGACAAACAACGGCTCGAATGCGGACAGTCTCTCCCCATGATCATCCGTTCCATTGGCACGATCCCATTCATCCTTGTAGAAATTCTGCCCGTTCGGCGTGCTTTCATACACAATCATCGTATACGGTTTGTACAGGATTCCCGAACAGGATGATTTCACCTGTTTTTGCGGATCCATCTTTTCCGTCTGAGGCCAAAACGCCACCTCCGTACAATGCGCCATGGCCGAATCACCACCACGGGCACCTTCCGGATTCATCGCAGTTGCCGTCTTGATTTTGCAGTTCCGGGAAGGTATAAGGCTTATGTTGGAAGTTCCTCCTCCCTTGATCTTCGGAAGAGAGCCGTCAAACTCCACCCCTTCTTCATAAAAAAGGAATTCAGGAAGTTGGGTTATAAGCTTGACATACATATCCTTAACTTCAGCCGCACTGTCCCCTTGATGTCCGACAATGATGCTGTTCCAGCTCTTCACATGCATTATCTGTATCCATGACATGTATATCTGTGTGCATGTGGATCCCCCCCACTGGCGGGCCTTCAACAATATGACACGGATAGGCTTGCCGGCACGGCGCATCCTTTCAAACGTCTCAGCCAGCTTTACCTGCGCCGGACGTAGCAGGAAAGGCACATCCTCCCCTCCTTCTTTGTTTTTGATACGCGCATACGCATAACAATAGAAATAAAAGTCGTATTTGGCCCAGTAACGGAGAAACTCCTGAATGACAGTATTACGAAGATCCTCATTATATTCCCCGTATGTCTGCCAGCAGAACTCCTCTATACTTCCGGCAAGATCCAGTTTATAGATAAAACCGGTGGAGAACATCTCGATAGGAAGGAAAACAGATGAATTTATAAAATCATCCAGATATATCCTCTTCCGTTTTCCGGGAGCGTTCTCCCCTGTCAACGGGTTGTAGGACTTGAACAGTTCCGCTTCCCGTTCACGGTTCCTGCGGATCATCTCCTCCGCATTCCTTATGACAATAGCTGAGAAAAGAGTTTCTATATGGTTTATTTTAATGTTCTTTGCCATCCAACCTCCAGTTTACGCAATATCCATCCGGCCGCCAGCATAGCCGCATGATATCCACCCGCAATATGCGGCAGAAAGAAACCGAGAGCGGTTATGGCAAACAGCCTATTACGCCTTCCCCCATCCATGGAGGACAGGCACAAGCCCGTATAATAGTAGATAATGACACTCCATCCGATCACAGGACTGCCGGAAGGAATAAAAAATGATATTCCGACAGCGAACATCCATGCGACCAGCGTCCGTGCAGGGGTTATCACCTTCCATAGAAAAGCCCATGCCATCCCGTTCAGAAGATAATGAAGCCATCCGGAATGTCCGAACATATAAAGCCAGTGACTTCCTGACAGGAATTCATGATACGGCAATAACACGGCCAGGCACAAGTAAAGCCCCATGGAATATCTCATTTTCATAGCGGTACACCTATTTCATTCCAGCTTTCCACAAAATATGCTGTATGCGGTCAGGACTTATCCCGAATGAATCGGAAGGCCTCTCTATCGCAAGTCTTACGATAAGACGGAGATTCGCTTCCGATTTCTTTTTCATGATATCAAGGCAACAACGGATCAGACTGGAATACATTTCATATTTATACAGACTGCAATCAGGTATATTGCCTTCGGTCAGATATCTGTATAAGATCACGTAAGCCCGGTCCTCACTGACATAATGCTGCTTCGCCTTCATGCCCGCAATCTCCTTGCATATATCCTTGTAGTAGGAGAACGCACAGGTCTTTTTCAATTCGATGAATGTACGTACAATCTCCTTGTTCCTTATCAATTGTATTTCGCTGATATTTCCCTTGTGCTTCATGTGACCTCCTGTTTAAATGATAGCGAATGTACTTCCTGTAGATTGCATTATATCAATCCGGCTTGAACAAATACTGCTAAATTTGTCAGTATAAGACAACAATGACATATCATGGAAGAAAAAAAAGAAAGAAAATCATGGAGAGACATTGTTTCATCCAGAAAACCGGACCTCGACCTTGAGGACGACCTCGCTGTCGGCGAGTTCCTTGATGACTCTTTCAGACGCTATGACGACAGTGAATCACAGAGAGAGAACCTCAACAAGGTTCTTGCGGAAGATTCAAGAGCCGCCGGCATCCTGACCGGTCTGGCAAGCGGCATGGATGAGAACGGTGAACCGTTCTCTCTTGTGGAATATCTGATAACCAATTACGGGGATGATATCAGGGAAGCTGCAACAACGGAAGAGGCCATCAAAAAAGCAAAAGAGAAAGAAGCTGCCCGGATAAAGGAGGCGGCCGATGAGGAAAAAAGAAAAAGAGATGCGGAAGAGAAGCTGCGCAAAACAGATGAGGCACTGACAGAAGCTGTGCGGCAGGTCAATGTTGATGAGGCGAATGTAGTTTCCATGTTGGAATGGCTGTACGGAACACAGGATACAGACGGTATCATTCATAAAATTATCCGGCACGAACTGGATGCGGAAGACTGGAAAAGAATCATCCATGCCTTCAATATGGACATGGAAATAGAAGCCGCCCGAGAGGAAGGACGTAAACAGGGACGTACCGCACGTCCGGGAGCTATACACAGGAATCTTGCGGAAAAAGCTCCGACGGACCTTGGAGGAGGCGGGAACGGAGGAGGTGAGGAAAAAGTGGAGGATCCTACCCTACAACGTTATAAAGACATGAAGAGACGTATTTAATCGTCTATTGCTTTCAGGCTCATATCACAACTTTTATTTATAAATTTAAAAACAAATCGAGAACAATGAAAAAGTTAAAATCAACATTCAAATTTTTCTTTTCCGTATTGCTCATGTTCCTTGCCGGAGCGACCGGGGGAGGTTATGCATGTGCCGCCGATGCTTCGGACGGAGGCTCAGTCCAGGATCTAGGGGATGGCGGAAAGGTAGTAGGCGGGGAAAGTTCCGTAACAAAGAACGAGAAAATCATGGACGCGGAATGGTACGTGAAGCAGATCGACAAGACAATTGTCGAGATGAAGTTTACCGGCACGCCTATTGATCAGATTCTGCGCCATGGGGCGACAAACAAATCGGACAGCATCGTAATCAAGTACTACAGTGTCGGACAGCGTCCGCTACGGGCTACCCTTGCCAAGCAGCTTGAAGCCATGACTACCGAGACTCCGAAAGCGATAGAACTGGAGGATAATAACATTGTGGGCGCAATGGATACGCTTCTTGTCCTGAACGCTGACGGAACGTTTGTTTCCGGTTACAAATCCGGTACCGATGAAGTGGATCCTGAACACCCATTGATGCTGCGCGTGCACGCAATCAACAGTGAGACCAACCTTCCGCTTGTCTATGCCGTAAACGGAAAACAATCAAACAATAAGAACCCTTATCTTATTCCGACCCTTGCAAAGGGTACCGTCCTTCTAAGAATGGGGCGCGCTGCCGCTGAAAAGGATGTGTCTACAGGAAGGTATTACCAGCTTCCATCACCGGACGAACAATATTGCCAGCGTTTTATCATGCAGGTAGAGCAGACTATCTATGACCGGTTGAGTAAGACCGAGGTGGAATGGTCATTCACACGTGTGGAACGGATGGCAATGGAAGACATGCGTATCGGTATGGAAGCCTCCGGACTGTTCGGAATCAAGAGCAAACATGCGGTGAACGGACAAGGCAATGTATATACTTGTGAAGGTATCTGGTACCGCGCCGGAAAAGACCTTGAAATCGGACATTGGGAAAAAGTGCTTGACTCTGCCGGAAATCCTGTGGTGGAAGAAGGAAAATATGTGCAGCAATATGTAATCTCGGAGGATGAGCTTGTAGACCTTGTAGGACGCATCATTGAAGGTGCCGGTAATGGAAGCCGAACAAAACTTGTGTTTGTTGACAATACTATCTATGCAGCATTATGCAAGATCAAAACCAACAACCGCACACGCATCTTCGAACCGGAACGTGACTACAACAAATGGAGACTTGACTTCCAGTCATTCGAAAGCATGGGAACAAAACTTCTGTTTTACCGCCATGACCTGTTCAACGCTTGGGGATTCAACGGAAGAGGCTTCTCTCTCGATCCTGAATATCTTGACAAATGGGTATTCCAAAACTGGGAGCGTAGCACATACAACCTGAAGGAACTGTTCATCAGTAACAGTGACGCTGTTGTCATGCAAGAGTTCTCCTGCTGGACGCTCGGATTCCCAGATGCCCACGCGCGTCTGTCCATTCCGGAATATGTTGAGATTCCGGTCCCTAAATCCCAGGCTGCATAATAGAACTTAATCATCATCAGAGGTGGAGAAATCCACCTCATCATTATTATAAATGTATGAAGAAACTTTATAAATTTGTTGCGAACTCCTCATTGTCATTCGCTGTCATTCACTGCGGACGGATGATGTACATCAACTTCTCCGCCTTTTTCCGTGGCAAATCAACCTATCATACAACGGATAGAGAACTGGCAGAGAAAATCAGGGCGCACAAGTGGTACCGGGAAGGACGCATTACCGAAACAATAGAAGAAGATGAAGATGTAATACATGACGAAAATGACGTAAATTCCGTATTACAGAAAACAGAGGTAAAACAGAGATATAGCATCCTTGGAAAACGGATGTGCACCTATATTCCTCCGGCATCTTCCAACCAGGAAGAAAAAGAATCCGAAAGTGCAGAACCGACCAAAGAAAAAGGCATTCAAGAAGACAGAGACATACAAGAGGATATTGAAAATGTGACCTCATTCCTTGAAGCGAAGGATTTTTTTGAGGTCAGATTCAAAGTACCGCGCTCGCAATGTGGAAATAAGGAGGCTCTGTCCTCATTATGCAAAGAACACGGCATACAATTTCCCAATTATCCATTAGACTAAGCCTCATGATACCTGTCAAAGATATACTAAAGACTTTACGCACAATCATCAATGAGAGTGCGACAGAAGAAGACAGTTTCACGATTGAGACCGATGAGGCATTAAAAGAGTTCATCAGACTCGCGCTACTCGCACTGATGAATGACGAAGGGGTGATGGCCGAAGCTTCGGAAATGACAGATTCATCCTCAATCTCATTTGAGAAACGTCCTGACGGTTTGTTTTTTGCCTACATAAAAATACCTGCGGACTATATCAGGCTTGTCAGTGTGAACCTGACTGGGTGGAGATATCCGGTCACTATGTTATATCCGGACAATTCGCCACTATACAGCGCACAATATTCATCAGCTCCCGGTGTAGGTAATGGTCCCTCAATACCGGTAGCATTCATCACCAACGATACCATGAGGTCAATCATTTCCCATGCAGTAAAAGAACAGGGGGGATACAGTCTCAGGTATATTCCAACTCCTTCAATCTCTGAAAACGGAGAAATCAACCTTCATAACAAATATGCAGGAGCATTGGCATATTATGCAGCCGGTCTCTATCATATTTCAATAAATGAAAATACCGGTGCGGAATCTGAATTTGCAATAGCTAGATCCTTGATACGTTCACACACTCCTGAATCTTCTACAAGTAATACAGAATAATTGTGATTTGCTTTCAATTTCGTATCTTTGCGGAAATCAAAAACAAAATCATTATGAAAAATGCAAAAACACATGAAGCTTACTCAGAGGAAGAATTAAGGGAAATGGTGGAATGGTTTAATACGAGAGAATTACCTAAAACATTGCAAATCAACAAATCCTCATTTTCTCCCGACCTCCCTCTGACAGTAGAAAGCCTTATAATGCAGGCAGAACAGAATCTTGGGAATTACAAGATGGCAGGCTCTTTCCGGCTTCTGAAGGAAATACGGGAAAAACTGGAATCATAGTGCTTATCAAAAACAGACGGTTCGGTTTTTGATAAGCACAAACCGTCTGTTACAAAGAATCAGACCATTGCATTCTTGCAATACACATAATCCCAAATCTTTGTTGTGTCCCCCCAGTCCTGATCCTCAAAATAGAACTTATGAGCACCTTTAATGATCTGTTCATCATTATAAACTGTGCAAAGATCGGAATAAAAGGCATTGAACGCTACATACTTGTCCCATTTCGTAGTTCCAGCCGGAAATCCCATCATCCGGGTACTTGCCTCTATCTGTTCCGCCGTCCAGTGCGCACCCTCACATTTCTTTCCATCCCTATCAATGTACCTCATCATGCCGACATCAAACATCGCAAAAGCTTCATTGTAATGATTACCATACATGATTCCATGTTGCTCACGCATAAATTTCCAGTACAGTTCCGGATGTTCTTCCTTCACAAGGCACAGAAGCTCGCTCATGCTTTCCGCACTGCGCATCATGACCTTGTCACTTGTCAGACCCGCCCTTTTCGCATCGTCCAACATTTCTTTGAATGTATACTTCATAATCAATCTGTTTTATCTTCGTTATCACTCAAACCGGCAAGTTGGATTGTATTTCTGTCCTGCATCATGGAATCAAGACTTCTCCTGATAAAAGCGTTTTCTTTCTCGATTTTCCTTGTCCGGATAAAAATCTGGTCAAGAATGCACGGAATCATATCCACCTCACCATTTGCCAGCAACTGGCATTTGCTGCAATCACCTATACATTTGCCTTCCACTCTCATAATCAACCCTTTCTCAAGTTATTAATCAATGTTCCACCTCTTACAGACAACAACGATTTGACACCGCCTGTCTTGACCATATTGAACAGCTCAAACAGATCATCACGATGTTTTTTGAAAAACGGATACATGCTGATAACCGTCCGGCTGGTCAAAGCCCGCGTATTAGACAATTCGTTGAATGCGGTCTGAACAGCTTCCTTCTGCTCGTCGTTCTCGCAATCCACCACAATATATAATTTCCTTAATGCCATAATCAATCAGGTATTTTATCAAAATCTATTTCTTCCTGCGGTTGAGGCGGTACCGGACGCTGCCCATACATGTTATCATTGGCCTGCTCCACTTTTTTCCCAGTGAACAGACCGGCAACGAATGTCAAAGCCGGAATGCCGTATTCAACCACCTTAGGATGTTCTTCTATATAATTAGCAATCTTGGTAGCCATTGACAGGTATTTATCGACACCCTGTGGTTCCGGCTCTATTTTAAGAGGGATACCCATGTTCTTGGCGAAGATGTCTGCAAATTCATTGGCTTTCTGCGCTGCCTCCAGCGGATCCGCATGTTTTTCCTCAGTCATATACATAAGCATGTAACTGAACGCTTCCGCACGTGTCGTAAACTTCAACTCTGTCTGCGGTTTCTTTGACTGAAACATGGACACCCCCATCTCTTATTTCTTTTTGGCAGGTTTATCCTCTACCGGAATTTCCGAACAGGATATGCCTTGCAGCATCTGCATCGCACTTCCCATAATACCGTTGATGGCTTCCGTATCATTGTAAACTTCCGGCAAATCGGCCTCTCCTATTATATAGGCTTCAATATCTCTAGCTTTTGCGACAATATCCTTTTGAGGACTACCAGTGCCGAGCAACTCAACAGCCTGTCTTACCGCAAACTCCCTAATTTCTATTCTTGATTTAAACATAGTCCAGCTTTTTTACGATTAATAATAAATGAGGGTGGAATCCCCACCCTCACGAAATCAATTGCGGCAAGTTTCATCCACCGTAACATTGGTACTGGCCAAGTTATATGTAGATGTCTGTCGGAACTCACGGTTTCCACAACCGCCACAACCTCCGTTTCTGCCACGGCCACAGCCACAACCGTCATTGTAGAAGACTTCCTTGTTCAACTGGAACAGCTGCTCACCGAAATTGGCCTTCATGTCGCCCACTCCCTGAACGGTAGCGGAAATTGCACCGTTAGCAGCATACAACTGCTGCCCAGCCCAACGAACATCAGGTTCCATACAGTTAACCCGTCCTGTCAGATTAGCCAACCCTACTGCAAATTGTACTTTTTCATTACAGTTATTATGCCAACTGTACACGAAGAAGGCAATAACAATCACAGCAGCGATAACCCAGATAGCGGCGGTAGCGCCCCATCCCTTTTTGTGTTCGCACTCCAACTCACGCATTGCGGCGTATTCCTGGATGCTCATTCCTGTTACATTATCCATAATCATGATTTTACATATCACGGTCAATATTGACCGCAAAGGCAAATTACGGAATAAGTTACTTGCAAATAAAATATTTATTTTCCAATTTATTTACTATTTCTTTCCAATTGTTTTCCACAATCCATACCCCTTGTTTTTTAGCATTCCGCCGCATCGATCCGACAGCCTGTTTGGTCCTGTTAGTCAATGACGCTATCTCCGTATCAGAGAAAATCTTGGCTAAATAACGCACAAGAAGATATCTGGCGTTCGCACACTCCTCTTTATTGCTATGTATAATACCTGTTTCAGATATTCCCGTCACTGAAGCGACAACCTGCAATACATCCTTATATATTTCATCACTTTTCATATAATCACTGTTTGGATAAACAAAATACGTCGGAAAATTGTTAAGCAGTCTGGGACCGCAAAACAATTCTTGTTCCGACGTATTGTTTCTCCTTAGCGACTTCTACCTGATAAGGAGCGTGCGGTCCTTTTCTTACAATCCGGACCGCCGAAGATTTTTGTTATAACGAAAGACTGAATTGAAAAAAATACAATCTATAAATTACGGGCACCTCCTTTTTTTTCTTAACCATCTGACAATCATCATAGATATAAGCAATATATTCATTATCATAGACCATCCACCTATCTCTATTTTTGTTTTTTGCCACCAGTTTAATTTTTTCTCCACCTCTACAATCTTAGGTACTTCGATTCGCTTGGTTACCGTCATATAATGAGGTACAGTTACTATAAGTACCGAATTTGGCCATATTCCCAGCGAATGTTGCAATATTCCACCTGAATATCTAGCCCAGCTGTACGCATAAGGGTTGGAAAGAAAAGATACAGTGTCACGTGTCGCAGTACTATCTTTGTATGGGACCAGTCTTTCTGTTATGGTGGTATCATGTACTTCCACTGTTTCCGTTGTCTTGATCTCCACAGGAACATATCTGGTCTTACACGAAAAGACAAATAAAAGCACTATCACTACCGCAATCCATATATAGATTCTTTGTCTCATCTCTCAAATTTTATATCATTGATACGGTTCATCCAGCCTCTCTTAAATTTATTATTGGTCGGACGCTGATGACAAATATCTTCAATGAAATCAAACCGTGCAATCTTGATCATGTCGAACAACTCACGCGGATTCTTGGCATTTACCGCGGCAATGGTCTTGGGACCTACAATGCCATCCACCTTAACACCAAGCAAACGTTGAGGAATCTTAATTCCGTGCGCACCGGATGCCCAGACCCAATCAACCAATATATCAGCAACTGATTGCGATTTTATCTCATCAGCCTTCCATCTGTCCCAGTACATGGTTTTCAAGATTTCCGTCCATTCCTCTTTTGTGAGATTTTTCAATCTTTCAACTGTAGGCTTGGAATATCCTTTCTTTCGGCAATATGCCTCATAGGTTCCGATAGTCACCCCCATATTGGTAGCCCCTCCCAAATCGTCAGGGTCATTTACAAAACCGCCTTCCC